ATGATCGCGATCATCAACACCGGCAAGCGGCACCCGAAGAAGGGGCACCACTACCGCCTGCAAATCAATGACCAGTTGATCACCGAGTTCTGGCACCACCGGGTGGATGGCCTGAGCTATTGCCTGCACCGGGCCGCCGAAGCGGCCGAGGCCGCGCACCAGCAACAGGTCGAGGCGATGTTGCAGCTGATCAACAAACAATAAAAACAAGGATGCCCCATGGCTTTCAAAGTCCCCGAGCGATTCCGCGTCACCGCCGGCATGCTGGCCAGTGCCAAGGCCACCCACGGCAACAACGGCGCGTTCATGATTCCGCTGCGTGACCCCGCCACCCAAGCCGTGCTGCAGGCGCGGGTGATTGCCTCCGATCAAGAGGGCTGGGAGCACGTCAGCGTCAGTTTCCAGAGCAAAACCCCGTCCTGGGATGTGATGTGTACGATCAAAGACCTGTTCTGGGGGCCAGATGATTGGGTGATGCAGTACCACCCGCCAGAGCGCCTTTATGTAAATTTTCATCCGCACTGCCTGCATATGTGGCGCCCGCTCGGCCAAATGTGCCCCGTCCCACCAAGCCACCTGGTCGGCCCGCTGTCCCGCCGTACCCCCGAACCCAACGCCAAGGAGTCCTGACCATGGGCAAATGCACGACCTACTACGACGAACTGCGCTTTGACACTCGCGACCCCGAGTTCACCCATGTGTATTGCTTTATCCGGGGCGAGGGCGATTGCCCGTTCATGGTCCATGGCTGGCATCACAAAGCGTTCCCCAAGACGCTCACCACCCACGAAATTTTCTCCAATATCTGGACCGGTCAGACCGACCCGATGACCTGGGAGCGCGAAGCGCCGCGGGCCGTCCTCACCCCGGCGATCTACAACCCCAATGATCGCGTGCCGGTACCGGTCGAGCAGTTGCAGGCCTGGCGCGACAGCTTCACCGCCTGGGACACCACGGTGTCCGGCGAAATGGCCGAGCAAATCACGTCGCACCTGACCTCGGTGACCCAGTGGGACAAGATTTGCCCGCACTGCCGCGCCCAGGACATGTGGAACCAGCACCAGCGGGAACAGAAGAATTGAGCCAGCCGCCTGACACCTGGGCCAGCGAAATGCAGGCCCTACAGGACCAGATCGAGCGGCTGACGCTGGAGCTGGAGGTCTGCCGGCACGACGAATCGAACGCGCAGTATTGGGCCGGGCAGGATGACGGTCGCATAGGCGTGGCCACGCGCTGGGAGGAAGCGTTGTCAGCGCCGATCCCCAAGGGCGGCATGATGCAAGAGCCGCTGGAATCGCTGTATCGGCGCACCGAAGTGCTTCGCCTGGATCTGGCCGCCGCGATCAGCGACATCGCCCTGGTGCGTGGTCAACGCGATGGGCTCTCCATGCTGCTGATGGCCGTGTTCGATGACATCGCGCTGCACTGGAAGCCTCACAACAAAGAATCGCGTCTGGTGCTTCGGCGCCTGGGCGATGCCGTCTTGGCGGCGCGTGAGGCAATGGAGGCTGGAGGTGGGACGCCATGAGTCCGAACTACGCGATCGAGCAGCGCCTGCGTCTGATTGATTTCCTGCTGGAGCACTACGGCCACGTCGGCCGCCCCGAGCTGTGCGACTTTTTCGGGATCAGCATTCCCTGTGCGTCGAACGACCTAACGCTATACCGGGAGGCCAACCCGGGGAACGCCGACTACGACTTCAAGAGCAAGCGCTGGGTGCGTTCCGCGACCTTCAAACCCCAGTATTCCTGACCGACAAGACAACTATAAATAGAAGGAACTGTTCGTGGAGATAGACCAGGTTGTGGTGGGCCTGACCCCGTGCGGGCGGCCGAAGTTGACCTACGCCATGGAGCAACGGATGCGCTTCATCGACTTCATCCTGTTCCACTGGGGCGGCATCACCCGCAAACACTTGATCGAGTATTTCGGCGTGACATCGGCCACCGCCACCCGCGATTTCGCCCTGTTTCAGGAGCTGTACCCGGGCCAGGCGCGGCTGTGCCACGTCAGGAAACTCTACATTCCCACCAAGCAGTACCAGCGCATTTTCCCCTGATTCACCCCCAACCATGCGAAGGAATAAGACATGGCAACGCGCATCTGGAAATGGCCTTTGGCAATGCTCAACGAACAAACCCTGAACCTGCCGATCGGCGCCCTGTGGCTGGACGTACAGCTGCAGGGTGGCGAGCCGCACATCTGGTGCCTGTGCGATGCCAACGCGCCGCTGGAACCACGGCGGCTGGCGATCCACGGCACCGGCAACCCGATGCCGGACGACCCCGGCGAGTACCTGGCCACTTTCCAGACCGGCGCCTTCGTGTGGCACCTGTTCGAAGTTTTCGACACCCCCACCATCGAGCAAAGGAATGAAGCATGAAGACTGAAATTCTCGCGGTTCTCGACCGTAGCGGTTCCATGGCCACCATCGCGGCGGACGCGATCGGCGGATACAACACCTTCCTCAAGGACCAGCAGAGCGTCGACGGCGAAGCCCGCATCACCGTCGCGCTGTTCGATGACCAATACGATCTGCTGTACGCCGCCACGCCGTTGGCCGAGGCCCAGCCCCTGACGCACATGACCTTCGTACCGCGAGGCGGTACGGCACTGATGGACGCGATCGGGCGCACGTTGCAGGTGGAAGGGGCACGGATCGAGGCCGAGGGCTGGGCCGAGAAAGTCATCGTCTGCATCACCACCGATGGCGGTGAGAACCAAAGCAAGGAATTCACCGCGCCGATGGTGCGCCAGCTGGTCACGGAGGCCGAGGCCAAGGGCTGGGTGTTCGTGTTCCTCGCGGCCAACCAGGATGCCTTCGCCACCGCCAAGTTCTACGGCATGAGCGGTGCCCACGCGCAGACCTTCGCCGCCACCGGGGCCGGGGTTTCGCAGGGCTACGCAGCCGTGAGCAACATGACGCGCAGCTTGCGTTCCGGGCCGGAGGCCGCCGTGGAGGATGTGCTGGCGTTGCGGGATGCGCTGGCTGAGCAGGCCGCCACGACGACCCCGAAGAAGAAAGCCAAAGCGCAAAAAGGTGCGTGATGAGCGCGCCGCAGCGCGGCGGTTCGGATTTGCGCAAGCTGATTGATTTCGCCAAGGAGCTGGGTTTCACCTGCGAAGTCACCGGCAGCACACAGTTGGCCTTTCGCCGTCCGGGGACGCGGGCGGTATGGGCCTCCTACACCCCGAGCTGTCGCCACGCACGCAAGAACACTCGCCGCGACCTGATCAAGGCCGTGCGCGAGGCTGATGAACAACCAAGCAACCAAGGGAATGACCCATGACAATTCAGCTACTCCCCGAACAAGAAGACCGCGTGGAATCCGGCGCGCTGCAATTTGGTAACGACTGGCCCGGGGTGTTCATTCGCGGTGACAACGCCTTTTTCTACGCCCTGGCGTTGAAACGGGTGCTGGAAAAGCCCGGCGAACGCTTGGCGATGGACACCGAAATCAACCTGCGCGGTCTGCACGCTGTGCTGATCAGTGCGATCGTCGGCTCCACGGAGGGCCTGGAAATCAAAGTACCCTTCGAACGGTGAGCGGGACCAAAGCAACACCGGAAACGGAATACCTGGGCCAGTTCATGTTCGTCCAGCGCAAGGCCATGCGCCTGACGTTGGACGAAGTGGCCAAGCAGGCAGGCACCTCGAAATCCTACCTGTGGGAGATCGAGCACGGGCAGGCAGCGCCTTCGTTCATGCTGGTCGCCCGCTTGTGCCAGGTGCTGTGCCTGAACATCGGCGGGCTGGCCGCTGGAGCGCTGAAAGTGGCTGAGCTGTGCAGGGAGGTCGAGCAAGATCCGGGGCAGCTTCACCGCCCCGGGGCTTGATTGACCCGACAACGAGCGAAGCGAGGCGTCAGGCTTTTGAGGGCGTCTGAAACACCCCTATATCTAAGATTAAGAAAGCCTGCTCTGGAGGCCTTTGTTTTCAAGGGCAGTTGGTAGAATTTCACACTGAGTCGGTAGAATTTGAGACTGTTTCGGTAGAAATACACAGTCTTTTTCTACTGGTCTGGTAGAAATTCTAACGGGATTCAAGACGGTTCGTTAGAATTTCTGCGTGAAATCGTAGAAAACTAGGGGTGTTTTCTACCGTCGAGGTAGAAATGCCCCGGCGTTTTCTGGCGTTTTGTTAGAAAGTCTGCGGACTTAGACAGAAAAAGATAGGTCTTTTCTACCCTGTTAGTAGAAAAGTGACTAGTATTCACACCAGACCGGTAGAACGGCTGCCAGAAGCAGCGTAAAAACAGGGGTTTACAGCTAAGTGGCCGATGAGAAAAAAGGGTATTACACGACCCGTGCAGAAATCACCCCCACCCGGGTTAACCCGTGGGCCGGTGAACTGGTGCATACGATCAAGAAGGGTCGCAAGGTTACTGGCTTCGCCACCTCGCAACACGACCTGATCAACCGATCCACCGGCGAGGTGACCAGTGATATTGCCGTAGTGGGGGTGCAAAAGATCGTCGACAAAGAGGAATTCGTGAAATTCTTCGGCGCCGGGATCATGGAAGTGTTTGAGCTGACCAAACCGGCGAAGGACGTGTTCAAGGCGATTATGAACGTCTACCTTGAGCAGAAAAATCAGCCGGACCAACTGTATTTCAACCACGAAATGGTGCGCCTGTACTACGGCTTCGATAAGTCGCGGGCGAGCTTCAACAACGGCACCAACGAGTTGTGTGTGAAAGGCTTCATCGCCCCGGTCGAAGGGATGGACAGCCTGTACTGGGTCAACCCGAACCTGTTCTACAAGGGCGACCGCATCCGCATCGTTCATGACTACGTGCGCGCCGGGACCAAGGCGGCCAAGCAGCTGGAACTGGAGCAGTTGAAGGCCAACCAAGGCAGGTTGGCCCTCGGCGACCCTAAGCCGTCTGATCCTGAGTGACCGGCCCCAGCAGCACCGCCAAGGCCTGCGCACAGCGGGCCTGATAGGCTTCCTCCCCCAACGTCTTGCGCAGCTCGCGCAGCAGCACCAGGTCGACGCTGTTGGCGTCCATCCGTTCGGCCTTGTGCAGCTCGGCGACGTGGCGCATCAGGCGCTGCTGGTCGCGGCGCAGATAACGCAGCTTGGCGGTCGCCCGGCTGTACCACTCGGAATCGGCGAACGTGCCCTCGGTCTTGCTGCGACGGCGCACCAGGTCGAGCTTGTTGCTCAGCTCGATGATCGTCGAATCCAGCTCGACGCGCAGGGTCTCGCACTCCGGTAGGGTGGCCGGCATGGCGATCATTTCGGGGCGGTGGTACAGGGAGGGGATCGGGGCAGCAACAGCGGCGGCGGGTGCGTTCATCGGGGGTCTTCACTTTTTGGTGGCTGACCCCTTTTAGTGTAGGTCAGGCCTTCAAGGTGTCGGGCAGGCGCGGCCCGCCGAACGCTTCCCACTTACCCGGGTGCGTCTCTTCGACGGCCACATAGAGCGTGCGCATTTCCTCCATCAGTTCATCGACGGTCAGGTACTTGTGGCGGCGCAGCACACCCAGCGCGGTGATGTGCATGCCGATCACCAGCATGGCGGCTTCCTCGCTGCTGTCGTGGAGGAACAACAGGCCGCGGCGCAGGTTGCCCAGGGTCTGTTGCTGGAGTTCTTTGTGGGTCATTGCAGGAAGCCTCCGGGGCTGTGATTGCGGTAGGCACCATGCACGCGATCCATCAGGGCCTCGGCCTCGGCGTCGTCGAGCAACCCCTGGCCGTACAGGCTGCGCACCGTAGCGCGGCCGGCGGTGAGGATCTGAAACGCGCCGTCGTCGCTGGCCAGCGGCAGCAGGTGGTCGAGCAGGTGGTCGAGGTGTTCCAGCAGCGCGGTGTAGACCGGGCCACGGTCGGGCTCGGCGGTCATTGCGGCGGCTCAATCGGCGCGTACACCGCGTAATGCGCCAGCACCTCGCCCTTCATGGCGTTACCTTGCTCGCGGTCGAGGTACTGCGCCTGCTCCAGCCGGTCAATGCAGTGCCAGCAGATCACCAGGCTGCGCAGGGCGCGGGCCGGGTCGCGGCTGGAGCGGAACAGCGGCCCCAGCGAGTCCATCCGCGCTTTCAGGCTGGCCACGTAGCCGGCGCGCTGTTCTTCGGTGGCCTGCTCGGCGTTGGCCGGGAACACCAGGCTCACCGAGGTCGCGGCAAGTTCGAACAACGCCTGCAACTCGGGGTCGAGCGGCCGGGCTTCGAACCGCGCCTGCAAGGCGTCGAGGATGGCGGCGATGTTGCGGTTAATGATGTCTTCAAGGGGGGTCATGGCAGTCGGTTCTCCAGCATGTAGCGCTTGAGCCGCAGCAGGATGGCCTGCTGGTCCGTGTGGTCCAGCACCTCGGCCAAGGCGTTCTGCACCACGTCCAGGGTCTGGAAGTCCCACCAGTGGTTGCGCCGCGCTTCGTCGACGAAGCCCTGCCAGTCCACGCGCAGGTGGCGGCTGAACAGGAGGTCCAGTGTGATGTCCAGCGGCACGCCGTGGGTGGCCTTGATCTGGAACAGCCGCGCCCCGGGGAAAATATCACTCATGGCTTCCCCTCCGGCTTGCGGCTGCTCGGGTCGTAGTCGACGTGGCCGGTGCAATGCACGCCGCCTGGCGCCAAGGTGTCGTGCAGCACCTGCTGGGTCAGTTCGTCGATCCGGCCCACGGTGGTCTGTTGCAGTTCGACCACCAGCGCGTGGGCCTGCTCGTCGGTCAGCGCGCCGCAGAGCACCAAGCCCTGGAACACCCCGAGGACATTGAAACGCCGGTTGCTCGCCGCCTGGGCGTCTTGGGCCATGGTGACAAAGCGGATCTGCTGTCGAGCGATGGCGTGCAGCTGGTTCAGTTCGTGTTGGGTGTATTCCGGCATGTCAGAAGCCCTTCACATGGTCGTGCTGGGTCGTCAGCAGGCCGCGCACCGGGGCGGTGTCATAACGCTCGTCGAGGTAGGTTTCGAGGATCGAGGCCAGCAGCAAGTCGATCATCTGCCGGGCCTTTAGGCCTTCCTCGGGGGTGTACAGCTCCAGCTGCACCAGCACCTCCAACCGGCCCTTGAGGCGGGCGGCTTCGGTGATGGCCAACAGCGGGTCTTTGAGGTCGGCGTAAGCGTGGAAGCGTGCGCCAAAGGCGGACAGTGCGACCAGTTGCGGGGAATCGAGGGTCAGGGTCATTTCAGGCATCTAGAGTCCCTTCCGTATTGTGTTTGGCTTCGGTCAGGATGCGCGGCAGCAGCTCGGGGCGGTACCCCCCGTAGAGCGTGACCAGCTCGCCGATCAGGTCTTTGGCGCGGGCCTCGCTGAGCAGCTGCATGGTCAACAACTCACGCAAGCGCTCGCACGCCAGGTGGTAGAGGAACACCGCCGCGTCCGGGTTCAGTTCCTGCAGGTCACACAGGGCGCGGGCGTTCTGTGCCAGCAGCAGGTCGCGGTAGTCGAGGCGGCCACGGTCGGTGTGGAGGTCGGGGCGCGGGTCGGACAGGTGCTGGATCAGCGCATCCAGCGCGGCGCGTTGCCCGGGGGTGACGTTAGCCATGGCGGGCGCTCTCCAGCAGTCCGGGGTGTTCACGCTCGTAGGCGCGGGTCAGGTCGGCAAGGCCGAGCTGGAAGCGTTCGTCGGTCAGCAGGCCAATGCCCCATAGCGCTTCCAGGTGTTTGACGATCCGCGTGTGCAGGTGCAGGGCGGCGTCGGCCGGGCGCAGGTGCAGGACCTGCAACTGGCGGACGATCGCCACCAGCACGGCGGCGCGGTAGTCGGCGGTGGCCTGGGCGTCGGTCAGGTCCGGCAGGTGCAGGCGGTTGATGGCTTCGTCGAGGGTTTCGGTGGTGGCCATGGTCAGGCGTCCTTTTCAGGCAGTAGATCCACCAGCGTCGGCTGCTCGCGGGCGTAGGTGCGGCGCAGGTCGGCGAAGCCCAGCCGCAGTTCGGTGTCGGTCAGCAGGCCGATGGCGTGCAGGGCATACAGGTGCTTGAGGATGGCGGGGAACAAGCCCATGGCGTCGGCCGGGGTCAGGCGGTCGAGGACCTGCATGCGCCGCACGACCGTCGACAGGACGTGCGTGCGGTGGGTGGCGCGGCCTTGGCGGGTACTGAGGTCGGGGCGACCGGCGCCGGCAATTTCGGCGTCGAGGGAATGGCTGGCAGACATCGGCGGCGCTCCTTGCGGATGGTGGTGCGAATAGGTGGGGGCCTGTGTCGACGGTGAGGGCATCGACACGGCCGCCCGGGACGTACCTGCCTGGGGTGGGGTCAGGCAAACGGCAGCGTCGGCGCACGGTAGCACGCGGGCTGGGGGCGCTGGAATAGGGGGCTGGGGGTGTTTTTGGGGCGGTGGTGTTCGGGGAGGGTGAGCTGCCCGCTGTCCCGGAAAGCCAGCGGGCGGCTCGACGGGAGCAGCGATCTGCCAATGCACTGGACCCGTTACGGCGACGTTAGCACGGGCGGGGTGGGAGGCACCAGTGACGCCCTGGGCAATGCCGGGGGTGGGCATTTTCGGGGTGGGGGTGTGTACCATTATGGGCTACAGCGTGGGTTAACGTGTTGCGTTAGTTGGCACGGTATTTTCCGGTGGATTGGGCGGTTTCGGGGGCCTGGTACACTGTACCGCTGGGATTTTGGGGGGGTTGGGTATGGAAAGGGGGTCTAAGGTTAGGGCCAGGCAGCCGTTCGTCGGGAAAAAGTGTGGTCGGGGTCCATTGCCAGGCTTATTGGCATGTTTATTTCCAGGTCTACATGCTCTTACATGGTGCGTATTGTTGGTTATATAGGCTATGCAATAATATTATTGATAAAACCGTGTACCAGATTGGCTATCGTCTATAATTTCAGTGTAGTACCCGTTCTTTAAAAAGTAGCTGCTAGTCGAGTCGCCCCCGCAGGGGGGCGCGCCCAGTGAGCCGCGCAAGTGGCCCAGGGGGAAAGCTCGCCTAGCAAAAAATGCGCGACAAAATGTCGCGTTTTGTGGATGTCGAGGCGCAGCGCCTTTGCCCACACCTAACACGGAGTATCTGTTATGCGCCATATCATCGCCTCTTTAGTTGTGCTCGCTATCACTGCCATGTTGGCGGTACAGGTGGGCGCTGGTGTTAGCGCTAGCATTGGCAAGATTACAGACGCTCTGTCGTTACAGTCCCGGAGTATCACAAAATGAAAAATTCTAAATCTGTAAAAGTTGACCTGACTGGCGGTTATTCTCAGGATCTTATTGATCTTGTGGTTGCGCGTGCCGTTGACTCTAAAGAGTGGCGCAAGTTGCTGACTAAAGTTGAGTCCGCTGGTGACATTGAGGGCGCTGTCGCTCTTAAAGATGTCGGGCAAAATATCTGGCATGTCGTCGCGGATAAAGTGGCGTCTGTCGCGGGTATTGCCGTCGCGCTCAAAACGCCTATCACTGCGCACCTTATGGTGGAGCTGACTGAAAAAGCGAAAGCGCTTTATGGTGAATTCGATACGCTGGAAAGCGCGCTATTCGAGGGGGGTTCTCAGGCCGAAGTTGACGCCTGCGCAGTCGCCAAACTGGCGGCAAAGGAAGCGTTTTTTGTAGTCGAGTCGCTGACTGACTTTCGCCTTTTGTGTGGCGTAGTGTCCGCCGGTATCAAGGCCGCGCAGAAAAAGGCCGAAGCGCTGGCCAGCTCGACATGGTGCCTAGCAGAAAAGGGAAACATGGCAAAAAATGCGCGTGAGGCGATTGTCGCCATGTTGAAACGCGACCTGAATAAATACGGCCTTTATGTTGACTGGAAAAAGTTGGAAGTTACGTCTGTTCCTGTAAAGGAAAAGACGGTTGATTCAGACGCGCAGAAAGCGGCTAAGTCTATCGCGTCTGCTTTCAAGCATTCACCAGACGGCGCAATAGACGCGATTCTGGCGTTAGAGCCGACCACACGGGCGACGATTAAAAACGCTATTGAGCGCGCTGAAAAGGCCGCGCAAATTGCGACGGCAACCGAGGATAAAGAGCATAAAGAGGGCGCTGTTGAGTCGCTGGAATCGCACGTTGACGGCAAACCAACTGACTTGGCTAGTGTCGGGACGGCTAGCCGTGAAGCGCTTGACGCGGCTAAACACCTTGACGACCTGAAATCGCAAGGCGTAACGCCAGAACAGGAAAGCGACATGGAAGCGGCTGCTAGCCGTGGTCGTCGCGTAGCCGGTCTGTAAAACGCCGAAACGGAAAGCCCCCGCTAGCCGGGGGCTTTCGCGTGCCTGTCTATTTTTGCGCGCCCAGGGCGCGAAGGGGTTCGTATGTCTTTCGACGATTCGAAGGGCGCGCTTGATCGCGCCCACTATTCCAGCACGGTCGGCATATGGGGCGATTCCCAGGGGGATCGGTCTATCCAGAGTTTGTGGGAATCCCAACTCGCGAGCCGCGAATTTTCCAAGGTCGAAGCGGCCGACCAATCGGCCTGGCGCGCCCGGCAGGCGCGGAAAGTGGCGCAACTGGAAGCGCACGCCCAGCGCAGTCGGGCGAAACCGGTCGAGGACCGGATTAAGGCCGAACGGCTGGCGAACTCGAAAACCGCGATGGGCGCCGCTTTCCGAAAGGCGTTTGCCAAACAACGGGACTAAACCCGAAACCCCCGGTTTACGGGGGTAACAATGGCCATGGCTGGGCTGGCCCAAAATTTCGCCCCGTATTCCGTACCAGTTAGTGGAAATAACCGACTCTAACCGGTACAACATCAACTGGCACTTCTAACTGGTACAAAGGAGGCGCTATGAGCGCTCAAGAGGCAAAATTGCCGCCCACACCCATGGTTCGCGCCTACCTGCGCGCATCGACCATCGCCCAGGACGCGATGCGCGCAAAAGGCGCGCTGCTTGCATTCGCCGAGAGTTATGGCCAACGGATCGCTACTTTTTACCCAGAGAACGAAACCGGGACCAAACTCAACCGCCCGGAACTTTTCCGGCTGCTGGAGGATTCCCAACCCGGCGACGTGATTCTCTGCGAACAGATCGACCGGCTCAGCAGGCTGAACCAGAACGACTGGGACACTCTGCGCGGGGTCATCAAATCCAAGGGCCTGCATATCGTGTCGCTCGATCTGCCGACTTCGCACCCGCTGATGAATCCGCAGGCCGAACACTCGTTCACTGGCTGGATGCTCTCGGCGATGAACGACCTGTTGCTCGACATGCTCGCGGCCATTGCGCGCAAGGACTATGAGGACCGGCGCCGCCGGACGATCGAGGGCATCGAGAAAGCCAAAGGGATCGAAGGCAAGTACACCGGGCGCAAGGCCGACGAAGCCCTGCACGCCAGGGTGAAAGCCTGCCTGAAATCCGGCATGGCCATTCGCAAGGTGGCCGAGGTCTGCGAGTGCTCGAAAACCACCGTTCAGAAAATCAAGTTGAGCATGGCGCCCAAGGACCTGGCCCCAGCCTAATCAGCTATGAACGGATCGTTTGGCCCGTTTTCCAGGGGGCGAAAGCCCCCCTACCTTTGAAGGGATCAATCCGCCCATTTTTGGAACCGGCAGGCCGTGGGGACCTGGCCGGAGGCGCCCCTTTGCCCTCTGTATTAAAGAAATAATTTTTTATTTTTTATAGACGGTACGGGTTCCGTCTTTTTTTAACCGCTTCGAACATTTTAAAAAGTTGACCGGAAAATCAACAAAAATCTAGTTGTCTAGTTTGAAAACCAAACTAGATCACTAGTTTGCTCTCCAATTTTCCCCCGACCCCTTCGCCAAAATCCGAAAAATATCCAAAGAAATCAACGGGTAGCGTCGGGTAGCAGGGGATGGCCCCCACCACCCCCGGAGGCGTTGACGTAGAAGGCGATTTTTCGACTCATGAATCGTCCGCCATTACAAGCGCCTACCTTGCGCCACCTTGACGATTTATCCGCCCCGGTGCTTCCGCCCCGCGAAACCGCCATTCCTTTTTCACCCACCTTCTACCCGGCCGAAATTGCCTCGATTTCGAGGCAACGGCCTATGAAGGCGACAAACCCCGCCCCACCCACGAAGGAAACGACCATGGCCACCACCGCCACCCCCAAGATCCACGCTTTCAATTCCCACCGCACCTACACCACCAAGGGCCAGCGCATCGCGTGGGCCGAGCTGCCGCGCCTGCCCACCGAGCTGGGCTACTCGGCGATCCATGTCGCCTTCTACGACGTGGACCGGATGGTCGACGGCGAGCTGCTGCTGCTCGGTGCCCCCGGCGCCGAAGTGACCAACACCCTGCTGATGCAGCACTACGACCTGTGCAACTTCATGAGCCGCATCATGGATCAGGACCTGCGCCTGGCCTTGAAGGCGGCGGCCGAGGCGTTGTAGCCCAACCACCCCACCGGAGTCACTGCCATGACCCAAGACCCCAAAGGCCAGTTCGTCCTGCTCGCCCCGCAGGAAGCCACCGACAGCACGGGCAAACCCTTCGCCAAGCTGCTGGCCAGCTTCAAGCACCGCCGCGATGCCTTGGCCTTCCTGCGCAACCGCCACCGCCCAGGTGAACAGGTCCTCGGCCGCACCGCTGCCCTGCGCCAGTTCGCCCTGATCGGCTAACCCGGAGTCCCTGCCATGACCTATGAAGACGACGACGCGGTGTTGTCCGCCGCCCTGCAGATCGCCGAACGGCGCCTGACCTACACCGGCTACATCCTCACCAGCCCGCAGGTGGTGAGCGACTACCTGCGGGTGTGGGCGAGCCGCCTGACCGAGGAAGCGTTCGGTGTGATGTGGCTGACCAATGCCCATGAACTGGTCCACACCGAGGTGCTGGCCACCGGCTCGATCGACTCGGCCAGCGTCCACCCGCGGGTGGTGGTGCGGGCCGGGATCGCGCACAACGCGGCGGCCTGTCTGGTGTTCCACAACCACCCCAGCGGCAACCCCGACCCCAGCCGGGGCGACATCGCCCTGACCAAGCGCTTGAAGGAGGTGCTGGCCATGGTCGACATCCAGCTGCTCGATCACTTCGTGGTCGGGCGCACCATCGTCAGCCTGGCCGAGCAGGGGCTGGTCTAGGAAGGGTTCGAAGTACATACGCTACATACCACGTACTACGTGGTACGACATGAACCATGAACTCACAGTTCATGGTTCACAATTCACAGAGAGGAACCAGCCATGTCCCAACGCAACAAGAACGCCATCGCCGCCCAGCTCGGCGCCTGCAACCCGATCCCGATCATCCGCGCCCTCAGTGACGGGCTCGATGAGCTGCGCGCCGAGCAGACCAGCCTCGACACGCAAGCGATCCTCGACGACCCGGCGCTGCGCCTGATCGTCCACCAGCTGGCGTACCTGATGAAGGTCGGCGGCGGCTACGACATCCCGCTGGTGGAGTACAGCCGCCTGACTGCACTGGTCGGCATGCCCGAGTAAACCCCCATGGTCCCCTCATTGGTGAGGGGACCATCCACAGGAAGGAACCACCCCATGTTCGCCACCCTCATGTACCACTGGGAACGCATCGCCCAGCTGATCTACGACGCGCTGCTGCCGCACCTGCCCCGCGAGCTGGTCGCCGTGCTGGCCCTGATGTGGCCGATGTTCGTCGCCCTGCTGGTCCTCGCGACCATGTCCCTGTGGTTCACCTGGAAGGACCGCCGCGACCTCAACCGGCGCCTCAACCGGCGCCTGTCCCAGCTGCGCGACGACCTCGACGCCTGACCTGCGACATGAACCCGTAATTCACAGTTCACAATTCACAAAACCGGAGTACCACACCATGAAAACCCTCAACACCTTCAACGACCTCACCGACTACGGCCTCAAGCCCCTGACCGGCGAAGCCGACGCCTACAGCCGCCGCACCCTGTGCGACCTCAGTGATGAAGGGGTCATTCTGCTCACCGCCTACTTCGGCCTGACCCACACCACCGACGCCTGCCGCGCCTTCCCGGAGAACTGGAACGGCTACGTCGGCGAGGCCAAGGCGGTGGGCAGCGTGATGCTGGCCCGCGACACCATGCTGGATCTGATGGTGTTCGCCCTGCTGCACGTCGAGCGCTTCGACTACGTCTATGAAGAGAACGGCAGCCTGTCCGGCTTCAACGACGAGGACACCACGGCGCTGACCTACTACCGCGAGCGGGTCAGTAACCAGCCGGGCTCGCGCCTGCACCACAACGAGGCCAAGCGCAGCCGCGCCCCGCAGGTCGAGGGCCGCAACGTCCACGCCATGAGTGGCCGGGTGCTGTAACGCGCCTTTCAGCCAACCCCGCCACCGCCGTACACTGATCGCCCTTGAAGGAGACACTGCCATGTCCATGCCCCCGCTCACCAACGTGAGCAGCGCCCGAGGTGCCCCGATGGGGCGCCCGGACATTCACCCCCACTACGACCGCACCCATGTCTACCCGCACCTGGAACTGGTGCGCCTGCGCTTTGTCGATGGCGCCTACGACGAAGGCGGCGCCTACTGGGGCGCCCCGGCCACGGTGTGGCGCGCCTACGCCGAGCTGGAAGACGGCGAACTGGTCGACTTCTACCTGCGCGCCACCAACCGCGCCGAGGCCGAGGCCGCCGCTGCGGCACAGTACCCCAAGGCCACCTTCGCGCCCATGGAAGCGGACGCCGTGCAGGCCGCCATCCTGCGCGGCATGGCCCTCGCGTTCTTTGCCTGCACCTACGCCGATCAGGCCGACGAGTGCGGCCAGCCGCTGTCCGGGGAAATCATGAACCAGCTGCCGGACGAGATAGACCCGGCGGCGCTGCACGCCGCCACCACCCTGCATTTCGACTTGGAACGGGTCAACGGCTGCCCGCTGCTGGAGCTGTACACCCGCCACCCCGGCACCACCGACGACCCGCAGCAATGGGGCCACTACGCCGCGATGCAGGCCATGGGGCAGGGCGTGGGCCTGCGCGACTACGACATCACCGACGATCAGGTCAAGGTGCCCTACGCCTGCTTCGACAGCGGCTGTCTGGAAAAGGACTACTTTCAACCGGTCGATGAAGACGACGCCGCCGAGGACTGAGGCCATGCAACGCGAACGCCTGCAACTGATGTGTACCCTGCTCGCCGAGGTCGAAGCCGGCACTTGGCAACCCACCGGCACCAAGCGTGACGGCCAGCCGTTGCCGTACCGCTGGCGCCCCGAGCATCTGTTCGACCTGAACGAATGGCTGATCCTGGTGCGCCCCGATTGCGGCTTCAGCGCCTGTGCCATCGGCCACGCCTGTCTGGATGCACGCTTCAACGCCGAAGGCCTGTTCACCCAGTTCGGCGCCAGCGAGCTGCACTGCATGCCGCCGACCTACGAGTGCGTGGGTGAGCGGTGGCTGGCGTGGGACGCGGTGGTGCTGTTCTTCGGCCTGACCCCGTGGCAGGCCTTCCACCTGTTTGACTACGAGAAGTACCCGGCCAGCCAGCACACCAACCCGGCCGCCGTGCGCCAGCGCATTGAGACGCTGTTGAAGGCCACCGAGTAACCCACCCGAGAAGGGAGCAACAACCATGCAACGCTACCGCATCGAACAGAACCACCGTCGGCAGGACGCACTCGACGGCGCCAAGCCACTGGAAGTGGTGTTTTCCGACAGCCGCAAGGAAGCCACCAAAGAAATGCTGCGCCTCGCGGATGGCGGGCGCTACTACGCCGCCGTGTACATCGGCCGCGACGGCGAGTGCGTCGAGGAATCCAGCGCCAAGTAACCCACCCCACCCCGAAAAGGATCACTGCCATGATCAAACTCAGCGACATCACCCACTGCTTCTACGTGCCCGGTCAACACTGCATCGTTGACGTGGCGGTCAAGAACGAAGCCGGTGAATACATCAGCCTGCACAGCAAGCAGAACCTCATGCAACTGCGCGACGAGCGCCCGGACATCGTCTTGGGCGAGTTCGATGCGTGGGTTGAACAGGACGAAAAGAGCCTGATCACCGCCCCCGAAGAAATCACCGAGGCGCAATGGTGGGAAGCCCTGGAAGTGCTGCCGCCGGAGAGCTGGCAGCACGCTGGCGGCGGGGAATCCTTCGTCATGATGGAGTATTACAGCGGCCGGATCACCCGCATCTACGTGCGCCTGGGCAAGCGCTATTGCTCGTTCCGCGACATCGCCAACCTGCCGCACCTCGATCGCTTGGCCAAGGCCCGCACCCTGCTCGGCTGAGCCTGTGAACTCACAATTCACAATTCACAAACCCACCCGCGAAGGGAGCCACCCCCATGAACGAAGAAGAAATCACCCGCACCAAGGTGCCCGGCGACGAACGCCTCGCCTTCCTGCCCAAGCACCTCGGCACACAGAACCTGTGGATCGGGCAGAACCTGTTCCCGGCCTACCTCGACAAACTCAGTGTCGACTACAAGGGCGGCTACTGGGAGTTTTACGAGCTGAGCAACGGCGGCTGGTACATGGCGCCGAGCGGCGAGCAGCGCTACCAGATGCGCTGGGGCGGCAACTACTACGAAGGCGAAATGTCCGCCGACGCGGCCGGGATCACCGCCAGCCTGTACGCCCTGTGCGAGCTGGCCAACACCACCGAAGAAGACTCGCTGATTCAGGCCTACCACTGGCTGCGCGAATACGCTGCGCAGCACCCGGAGTGGGAAGAGATTTACCAGGCCATTGACTGAATCCCTGTGAATTCACGATTCACAGTTCACAACCCCACCTGAGAAGGAACCGCAAGCATGAACAAGCACACCCGCCTGCACTTCACCCTGTCCCTGACCGGGGTGGTCAACCCGCTCGGGGGGTTCGAACACGCCCCGAACGTCCAGCCGATGACCGAAAACGAGCTGAACCAGCACCTGTACTACGCCGTCAACGAAGTGATCATCGGCAACGGCCTGATCACCGGCGACACCTACGGCACCCTCGAAAGCCACGACGTGGATGTCACGGTGATCGAGGTCAACCCGGTGGGCGCCGACATAGACCTGAGCGCCGACGAGCTGGAACAGAAGTACAGCCCGGCCGGAGGCGGCGAGCACCCGGACTACCCGCGGGAGGACTGGCGGGAAATGGTCCACATCGAAGACACGCTGCTCGGGTACTGGGCGTGGGTCCACCACGCGCTCACCTCCCAGTAAGCCACCGCGCTGTGAACTCACAATTCACAGTTCACAAACCCACCTGAGAAGGAACCGCAAGCATGCCCACCCCCCGCTATGCCGTAGGCCAGCTGGAACACTCGTTCGCTGGCTTCAAGTGCGTCTGTTTCATCGTCCTCGATCTGGAAGACGCCGAGCTGTGTCAGGCCCGACTGATTCCACCCGGCGCGGTGGACGGCCGGTTCCAGCCACTGAATCCAGAGCTGTGGCGCGACTTGCAAGAGTCGCTGGAACAGAACAACGAGGCAATTTTCGAGAACCCCGAGGACTACGAGTTCGAACGGGTCGACGACTACACCCCGTACCTGCTGGCCGTGGACAACCCTGAACAGGAACCCCCGCAATGAACCCTATCGACGAAAACTTCGTGCAGTTCTGCCGAGGCCTGACCAACAAGCAGCTGGAAAACGTCCTCGCGGACGAGTGGAAGGCGCACAAGCACCGCGATTACGCCTCGGCGCAGAAGGCTGCCCAAGAGCGCGGCTGGACTGTGCAGGACGGCAAACGCACCAACTAACCCTCACCTCCCTAAGAAGGAACCGAACCATGATCATTCAACCATGGCACTACGACCCCTGCGACAAGGTCCGGCTGTCCGCCAGCATGTTCGAGTGTGCTGGCACACCCGACGACGAGGGCGACAACCTGATGTTGCCCGACGCCTGGGGCCAGATCGACCACGTCGCCGAACTGGCGACCCGCCTGCTGCCCGGCTACTGCGATGAAGGCGACAACTGGGACGGCTGCGTCTGGATCGACATTCTGGCGGACACCGAAACGGATTCGCTGGCCTACTGGCTGACCGTGCTGGCCGCCGAGGATGATCACACGGTGGCGGACCTGGAAGACGAAGTCGGCCGGGTGGTGCAGCGCTGGCTGGTGAAGAACGAGCGCGGCCTGCGCATGGCCGCCCAAACAAGGACGTTTTGACATGGCCGTCCTCAACCCCGCGCACGCCGCCGTGGTCAAGATCACTGACCCCTACGGTGACGCGCAGTACCTGCACCACCTGCACGGCTGGCACTGCACCTTCAGCTGGGTCCACCTGTGTTCCGGCATCAGCGAGAAACAGATCAAGGCGCTGAAATTCGCCCTCGATCAGTGCCACCACCCCAACCAGGTGCTGGACGCCGTCAAGCGCTACGGCTCGCCGAAGTTCACCTATGAACTGGACGGGCCGCCCGCCGGCTTCAACCCCACCGGCGCCAAGCCCGGCGACGGCAAACCGGCACCGGCGGATGCGGTGATCCTGATGGGGCCGAACGGGGAAGGGCTGGTCTACGCCCCGGTGCCGCAAGCGTTCAGCCTACAGGCCCGCCTCGACACCATCCTCGCCGAAGCCCGCGATAACGGCTACGCCGTCGTGGCGGTCAGCCCCTACGAGCTGCAAGGGGTCGACCGGGAAGAAATGGAGCAGCACATGCGCAGGCAGGGCGGCCTGTTCATTGACGACAACCGTGACGACGACGAAGAGGAATAACGCCATGACCCGCAAACACCCTCAACTGAGCGCTGCGCGCTTTTTCGGCCACCCCGATTGCACCTGGTGGGCCGTGCCGCAAGTGCTGAACTTCTACCACTGCCCGCTGGGCAACCTGCGCGACATGCGCCTGATCGAGCAGCACCCCGGCTTGGCCTATCTGGTCCTGCGCAACTGGGCGAAGAACAAACCCAAGGCGATCCAGCAGGCCGGGCGCCACTTCTGGCACTCGCTGAGCTGGGCGCAGCGACACCAGCCGCTGCCGCGTGACCTCGGCCAGCGGCTGGTGCAGGCGTTCCGGGCCGGTGCCAGCGACCTGTCGGACATGGTCGACAAGGAAGCGCTGAACACCGAGTTCTACTTTGAAGCCGACACCGTCAAGTCGGTGAAGCAGGGCGGTTTCAGCTACGGCGAGAACGACGGGGAAGGGGAGCTGGAGTATTGGACCGTGGTGGAGTGCGGCGCCTGCCACCATGAATTCTCGATCCGCGAGCAACTGGGTGGCGACAGCGCCGAGGCCTTTATCGAAGCCAATGAAGCGGATCTGGAGGACAAAGGCTGGCTGCACCTGAGCGGCCCCTACGGCCGCTGCAACGAATGCGGCGCGGTCAACCGGGCCACGGTCGCCCCGGCCGAGACCCTGCCGGACGAGGGCTGGAAGTACGTGGGGGAGGACGGCGCCGAGGACTGGGAGCAGTACCACGACCACCTGGAATACCTGCTGGGCGAGCTGAAAGCGCATCTGGTGAAGCACGGGCTGCCGGAACCGGACGGCCTGCGTCTGGACATCGGACACGCCGACTGGCGCGGCCGGGATGCGTGGGCCGAGTGCCGGTTCGACGGCAAGAAGCTGGCCGAGACGATGCGGGTCGACAGCCAGTTCATGATCAGCAACGGCCGCCTGCTGTGCTATCAGGACGGCAACGCCGAGTTGCGCTGCGGCCTGCTGCACCACGACGCCAGCAGTTCGGTGTGCGTGACGCCGTACTGGGAGGACGAACTGAGTTATCAGGGCGAAGACCACCTGAGTTATGAAGAAGTCCGGGCGTCTCAGGCCGGGCTGGCCAACATCGCCCAGGTGCTGCTGTGCGGCGAGGCCCGCGAATTCCAATACAGCGCGGGCTACCCGTTCAAGGCCGTGGGCGGCGAGAACTTGGCGGCCGGCATCGAATGGCTGGCCGAGCAGTGCGCCGTGCGGGATCTGGACGCGGTGGCAGGCTACAGCCTAGCCCTCGGCCTGCTGCTGGAGCGGATGGCCGACGATGTCCGCGCCAAGCGCAACGTACCGGCCCCGCACGTCCAGCTGGTGCGTGACGTGCTGGACCACTGGCTGGAGCATTCGACGGAGGAAGAATGTCGCGCATGATCGACTCCATCCTCGACCAGCTGACCATCCTCGCCGAAGAACGCGACAGCCCGCACGCCCTGGTGCGTGCCCGGCTGCGCAGCGAAGCGATTGACCTCTACGTGCGGATCAACCCGCGCCTGTGCCAAGGCCAGATGCTGATCGCGCTGGTGTTGGTGGATTGCCAGATCGCCGAGTCGGCGCAGCGCCAGGGCCTGTTCAGCACCTTGCTGAGCAGACTGGAAGGCCGCGCCGACGCCCTCGGCCTGCAGGCGGTGGTGGCCGAGAACGTGATCAACCCACACCTGATGCCCTTCCTGCTGCGCCGGGGCTACCGGCCGGTGGGCCATACCCATGACACCCTGTACAAGGAGATACCACGATGAGCCAAACCCTAACTGTAGGAGCGAACAAACCATGACTGACACCATCAACTACGTGCGCCTCGACGCGGACAACCTGGCCGAGCTGCGCGAGGCGGCCAAACAAGCGCTGCAACTGCTGGGCAGCCATCCGGCGCCCAACGGCGGCGCGGTCTACGAAGCACTCAATCACGGCCTGAGCGTTACCACCGGCGCCTTCGTGGACGAGTTGGTCGACGACGAGGACACCGGGCCGACCCATAACACCCTACCCCGGGAGTACGCCATTGCGCTGTACGGCTTGCCGCGCCCCACTTGGTTGCAACAGCGCAGCGACGAAGACGACGAGGGGCCGCTGCCCCTGACCACCGACCCGGTGCTGGTCCCGCTGTACACCGAAGCCGAGGCGCGCAGCGTGCTGGCTGCCGAGAAACAACGCTTTCCCGAGGCATCGTTTCGCCTTGATCGGCTGGCCACTCCGGCCCGGATCGCGGATCTGGAGAAACGCCTGCGCGACATCGCCGAAGGCGCCCGCAGCAAGGCCGACCTGATCGCCAGCGGCTCGCCGACCTCGATCTACACCAAGCCGGTCGACGTGCTGCGCGCCTTGGCCAAGGAAGCCGAAGCCGGGCTGGCCCCTGCCTCGGCCCCTGTGGGAGCGAACAAGCCATGACCGTCAATTTCGAGGTCACCGAGGGGGACGCCAAGCTGCTGCATGACATCACCCGGCGCTATTGCGCGTTCTACCCCAAGGCCGATTGGCAGGAAGCCTCCATGGACTTCACCGCCTGCCACGCCAACGGCTGCCCGCTGGATCTGGTGGCGCTCTATTCCTCCAACAATTTCAACTTCCTGCATGACGCCTGCGGCATCCGCGATCACATCGACCGCACCACCGGCCGGTTGACCGGCCACTTCCTGCCACGCTTCGCCCTGGAGAACTGACCATGGCCTACGAAAGCAAATACACCATCACCCTGCGCTGGCAGCACCCGGAAGACGCCAGCGACCCACCCAAGAGCCACTGGGAATGTCTGGAAGAAGCCGGGTTTACCCGGGCAATCCAGCTGGCCAGCGAGGGCTTCAACGAAGGCGAACTGCTGGAAGACCTCGGCGGCGTGATGTGGCGCGGCTGGTGGGAGCTGTCTGTAACCCACCCCGAAGAGGACTGACCATGACCATCTTCGAACGCTACGGCACCGTCCTGCGCTGCTACGACAACGGCGGCGGGACCTGGGATCGCTACACCGTGGTCCCGCCGCGCTGGGCCAAGGAAGAACGCGAGCGCGACGGCACCTTCAACAGCATCGGCGCCAGTGAGCACCCGTTCCATCCGCAAGGCTTCGGCCAGCACGGCGCGGCCACACCAGGCCCGCACCTGGGCAAACGGGTGAAGTGGGACGACCTGCCGCCGGACGTGCAGAAGTTCGCCCGCCAGTCGTTCCCCGACTACGCGCCGAAAGCCCCGCCGCCCGTGGTCGCCTTCGGGCGGCGGCCGACCAAAGAACAGGCCGCCGCCGTGCTGGTCTTCGCCAACCGTGAGGGCGGCAAGTGGAAGGCGGAACTGCACCGCTGCTGGTACCGCGCCAGCTACCCGAAAGACGGCGCGGACGGTGGCCACCTGCAATACCTGCGCAATCACTTCGGCCCGGAGTGGCTGGAGCAAGTAACCCTGGACGAACTCAAACGCATCGCTGAACAGGAATAACCCCATGAAAAACTCCATCCCGAAACTGATCACTCCCAACTACGGCCGCATGTACCTGTTCGAACAGCCGGAAAGCGTGGCCTACAGCCCGTACCTGCTGGCCTTCATCCATGAAGGCGACGAGTGCCGCAACCCCTTCATCAGCGAGTGCGGACGCTTCGAAGCGGACCCGGTGAAAGACTACGGTTTCGTGGTCATCGACACCGGCGGCGGCTGTGAGGCCCTGTGCGTGGACACCGACGACGGCCGCGAACTGTGGATCACTGACCCGTCCGGCTGCTACACCCCGGACACCACCAAGAAGCCGATCCGGGGCATCCTCGGCTTGCGGATCGGCGGGCAGACGGTGGCGTGGGTGGACCTGCTCGACATCCCCCTGGTAGGCGACACCAACGAAATGACCGAGATCATGGACATGGCCAACGCCGTGTTCGAAAAGATCGACCAGGAATTCGACGGCAGCGACCACGAAGAGGCGCTGTGCCGGATCATCCGCGAAGCGAACATTCGCATCGTCAAGGGCGCCGCTAACCTGTAACCCCACCCATCAGGGTGCCGATAACCCCCGTAACACCCCCCCAACCCTAAGAAGGTAACCGTCATGCACTCCATTGAATTGTCCAAACGTCAGGTTCAACAGCTGGTTGATTTCGGCATCGAGCACAAGCAAGACCAGTGGTTCATCGCCAAGGATCAGGGCGCCTACCTCGGAATGTCCCTGGGCATGGACCCGGCGCCGAAGTGCATTATCTACTTCCCGGGCTGCGACCCGAGCAAGGATGAAGACTGGTATGACACCTGCCACGCCAAGTTCGGCGGCGATGACTTCGGCGAGCACATGCCCCTCTCCGATTTGCAGCGCTACTTGGAAATCCCCAACCTGCTGTGCATCGAAATCAAGGTCAAGTCGTCGCAAATCTGCGTCGACGCCTACGAGGTCCCCGATGCGGACAAAGGCGTTGAGTATTACGGGATGCGTAGACCCAACGGCAAGATCGGCTGCGTCAAGAAGCACGCCCTCAACCTGACGCTGTTGCAGATCGAGGGCGGCGGGACCCCGGCGCACATCGCCAGGGCCGACGCGGCGACGAAGGAACTGCAAGAGAAGGGCAGCGTCACCGTCAAGGGCTACTGGATCGGCCCACTCAGCGAGGTGTGACATGACCCGTTACCTGATGAACACCGCCACCGGCTCGGTCGACACTGAGGACAACTGGCGCTCTGAAATGTCTGACTGGGAAGGCGACCAGCAGGCGCAGTTTGACGCGCTGGTTGAGGTGACCATCACCCCGGACGACGAGGACGGGATCTGCGAATGGTTCAACTGCATCACCGCCAGCGTGGACGCGGACGGGGATGTGTGGGTCGACAAGCTGGACCGGGGCCACTGGCTCAGCGACGAACAGAAAGCCAGATACTTGGCCTGGAGGGGTCAACCATGAACTTCGACACCATCGAATACAGCGTCTGCCAAGACTGCCTGCTGTACATCGCCAACGGCGATGTGCCCGAGGATCGCCAGGAGAGCGAGTTTACCGAGGCGATCGCCCGGGAAGTGGACGGCAAAGACGCCCACTTCAACTGTGGGGTCGCCCCGACCGAGGACGACCCCGAAGGCTACGGCAACGACGAGTTCAGCTGGCAGGAATGCGAGCTGTGCCGTTCCGGGCTCGGCGGCAGCCGCCACGGCGTGACCCTGCTGATCAAACTGCCGGAGGACTCGGCATGAACAAGCCAATCCTGATTGCCACGGACGGCCGCAAGAACGGGCTGGAGGTGTGGGCCGTGTACGACCCCACCGTGCCGGTCTATGAGCTGTTCGCCAGCGAGGAATGTCTGGACTACGTCGGCGCCGTCGACACCCTGGAAGAATGCGAACCGGCGGCGCAAGCCTGGTTCGCCGAGCGCGCCAGTAACTAACCCACCCCTAGAGGATCGCAACCATGTGGCAATGCCCAAAATGCAAATCAACCAGCTTGCAGGTGGCCATCATGACCACCGCCAACCTGATTCAATCTGCGGACAACTTCGAAACCGAAATCGACGGCGACCATGAGTTTGACGCGGAATCCCCCATGACCTGTCAGGACTGTGGCCACAGCGCCAACGCCTGGTTCTTCAACCTCGACGCGGACGACTGCCGCACCGTTCCAGAGTACGTGGTGCGCTGGGAAGTGGACCAGGAAGCCGACAACCCAAGGATGGCGGCGCAGGACGCGGCGGACGCTTACTTCCAGTCGCGCATCCGCTTAGGCGAACCGGACACCGCCTGCGTGTTCACCGTGGTTGACTCCCTCACCGGCGAGACCACAAAGGTGGATCTGGCTAACCCCGAGTAACCCCCGCCGCACCCCGTAAACCCCCAACCTTATGGGCCAGCCAACACCCCGGCAGGCCCACCCCTGCCTGTAGAAAGGAGAAACACCATGTCAGACACTTCCGCATTCAAAGACGGCTTCAACAAGGCCAACCTGAAACTGCTGCGCGCCATGGTGGACGTGGCGCTCAAAGACCTTGACCCGATGATCGAGGTCAAGCCGGGCAACATCAGCTTTTCCGAGGGTTCCTGCTCGCTCAAGGTGGAATTCCAGGTGAAGGGCAAGATGAGCATGGAAGAAACCATGGCGATCCAGTACGCCACGATGTACGGCCTCGACCCGGCCCTGCGCCCTGACATCCCGCGCATCGGCGTCAGCCGCCTGGTCAAGTACAACAGCCGCAGTTCGGAATACCCGTGGATCATCGAGAACGCCGAGGGCAAGCGCTACAAGTTGAAAGAGACGGACGCGGAACGCTACTACAAGAAAGCCTGACGCCCCACACCCCTGAAACCCCACCCCCGCGGGCCAGCCAACCATCCCGGCAGGCCCGCTCACGCCCGTACAAAGGAGAACGTCATGGCCTACATGAGCCAGGCGCACAAAGCCGAAATCGCCAAACTGCTGAAAGAGGTGATCCCCAAAGACTGGAAGTACAGCCTGAGGGTGCGGCACCACAGCACGCTGATCTGCACCGTGTATTCCGCGCCGGTCGACGTACTGGGCCTGATGGGCCAGCCCCTGCGCAACGAGACCTACTACAACGTCAACACCTGTTGGTACAAGGACCACATCAAAGACGAAGCCCTGCGCGAGCAGGTTGGCAAGATCATCGACGCGATGAACCACGACAACCACGACAACAGCGACCCCATGACCGACTACTTCGACGTGGGGCATTACATCGACCTGACCTTCGGCACCTGGGAAAAGCCGTTCCAGAACACCAGCCCGCCCGCGCTACAGGCCACGGCCTGACCGCTCGACAGTTGTTCCACCCACCCCGGACGCGGCTGGTAAACTGCCGGTTTACCCCGCCGCCCCTTACCCCTGAGAGAAACTGCCATGTCTCTGACTGACGCTGAAGTCGTCGCTGAAATAAGACGCGAGGCCGAACACCTGGGCCTGACCATCGACACCCGCCGCCACGGCGGGCACTTCTGCACCGTGTACCTGGAAGCGCCCACCGGGCTGCCCCGGGAGGAACAGGCCAGCCGCCTGCGCCAGGCCAAGGGCTTGCTGGAAGCCAACGGGGTGGCCGGTGTCACGCTGACCCGCTTCGATAACCCGCCGTACCGCAGCAAAGCCACCGGCAAGATGGAGGAAGGGCACCCGCGCCACGGTGACCCGCTGCTGGAAATCGAGAGCGTCTGGTGGGTGGAGGACAAGGCATGAAACGCCCCGACCCTGCGACCCTGATCCCGGTTGAGCAACTGCCCGCCCTGCGCGAGCAGGCCGAGGCCCAAGCCCAAGTCAACGTCGCCCGCCTGAACGCCAAGACCGCCGCAGCGGGCCGCCTCGGCGATGAAGCGATGGAGATAGCGCGACTGCCACTGAGCCAGCGCATTCGTTACAACAAGCTGGTCAAGCTGGTGGATGAGGCCAGCGAAGAAATCCTGCCGTTCACCGCCTGCCGCAAGGGCTGTAGTCATTGCTGCAACATCGCCGTGCTGATGTCGGATGTCGAAGCGCGGCGCATCGGCGAAGTGATCGGGCGCAAGCCGGTGAAGACCGGCGCGTTTCCGGCGGATGTCGTGGCCATCCAGGACAAATACTTTGGCGTGCCCTGCACCTTCTTGAAGGGTGGGCGCTGCTCGATCTACGAGGTTCGGCCGCTGGCCTGCCGGTTGCACTTCAACATGGCCGACGACCCGTTCTTCTGCTCCACGGCGATCGCCCCGCAGAACAGCCTAGTGCCGTCGCTCAACCTGCACGGCGTCGACGCGGCGCTGTTCATGATGACGCTCGGGTCGATGCACGCGGACATCCGCGACTTTTTCCCGAAGGGGTGAGGGGAGGGGCAAAGGCCGTGTCTGTCCGCTCTGGCTAATCGCGCATCTTTCAGCGCGGTAGACGCAACCCCGTCCGTTCTGCGTGAGTGCCGGCTTATGGGGAGAATTCGTCCGGCAGCACCTTTGCCCCTCGCTAGAACTCTAGATCACCCTGTCCCGCCGAGCAAAGCCTGCCGACAGACGCCACTTTCCATGAATTCACATACATGAATTGCGTATTCATGGCGCGGACGCTAGGCTCACCAGCGGTACTGTGTACCAACGGGTTTTAAAACTGGTGAGGGCCAATTTTATGAAAGTTGTCGTGGGCAGCAACAAGGGTGGGGTGGGCAAGACGACCACCTGCATGAACCTCGCGATCGGTCTGACGATTAGAGGCAAGGACGTGGTCGTGCTCGATGGTGATGGGCAGGGCAGTTGTCACCTCTGGCACGGCAACCGGGCAGCCGCCGAACACCAGCCGGTGGTCCCGCACGCGCAGAAGTACGGCAACCTGGTGAACGCCGTCGCCAACCTGGCCGACAAGTACGAGCATGTGCTGATCGACGTGGCCGGGCACAACAGCACGGAACTGATCACGTCGATGTGCGTGGCGGACATAGTCATCTGCCCGCTGCAATGCAGTGAACTGGACACCGACACGCTCAAGCGCCTGCGCAAGCAGTACGCCGAGATTTCGCCGTCGAACCCGAAACTGCGCGTCCTGATCTATCAGACGTTCGGCGAAACCCACGCCCAAGGCAGGGTCATCGAGCGTGCGGAATTCCTTGAAGCCCTGCTGCCGTACCCCGAGTTTGAGGTGCTGAACAGCGTCGGGCGCTACCGCAAAATCTACAAAAGCAGCATGAAAAAGGGGCTGTCGGTGCTGGAGTGCGGCAGCAACAAAGCCAAAGAAGAAATCAACGAACTACTGGACGAGGTGTTTTATGGGTAAGGCAGAGGCAGAGAAAAGCCAAGCGCAGATCGCTGGGGACTTGGCCAAACGCTTGGCGGGTGTGGCGGGGGACGGCGAGAAAGATGTCCCGGCCTCGATCACCATCAGCTTGCCGAAGTCGATGATCCGTGAACTGGAAACCCGCCGCCTGTCGAACAAGGACACCGCCGCCGGGCCGAAAACCATCAGCGGGCTGATCAAGGTCGCGCTGGAAAAAGACGGCTACGGGGGGCTTTAACTCGCAGTTGCTGGCCACCTGCAACCAAGGCAATGTGTGGGGAGAATTCCAAGAACAAGGAAGCCCCCATGCGTTCCCCCCGTCCGTCCCGCCGCATCACCTACGACCTTTACCATGTGCAGGGCCTCTACGTCGGTCACGGCTGGGTGTCCCTGCTCAGCACCTTTGACCGCGACGAAGCGGACGCCTGCCTGCGTAAGCAGCGCGCCAAGAACCCGCTGGTCACCTACCGGATCGAACCCCAGCGCGTGCGCAGCAAGACCATGCAAACCGTGGGGCTCAGCTGATGGCCGCCCGGTACAACGCGGTCGACGCCGTGCTGCTGATCGTCCTCGCCGCCCGCATCCACAAGACCGACGCCGCCGTGCGTGCGGTGGCCCGCAACATCGTGAACCAGTTGCCGGTCGCTGATCGCCCTGGTGTACGCAAGATCATGCAAAGCCGGTACCCGCTACGAGTCGCCGAACTGCTGCTCGACTGCTGGGCCACTGTGCATGGCGAAGTACCCCCACCACCTGAGAAGGAATGACACCATGACCCTGAAACGCAGCATCACCATCGAGCTGGAAGGCGAGGAAGAGAGTGACCTGGATGACGCCCTGGACGAGGCCGTGACCCGGATCAAGGCAGGCAAGCGCGAGGGCTCAGGCGGCCCCGAAGACAGCAACTACCGGTTCCAGGTCAAGGAGTACGATTGACCGTGAATTCACAGTTCACAATTCACAAATGGCAATCTGCAATCAGATTTTCGGGTTTCTAACATCGGGTTTGGGAACCCCGACTATCGTTAAATGACTAGGGCGCAAGTTGATCGGAGAATCGACGTGCATGTAGTCAGTAAGAAGCGGTGGCAGGTCGACACAGGCTGTGTAGCCTTCACCGAAACCGTAATCCAATGCGCCGATTTCCCTGCTGTGCTGGCCGCGCTTACCGGCTACCGCCTGCAGAACGGCGCACCCCCTGTGGACCCACGAATCCTGTTCGGGTTGTTTGACCCGAAGGTTCAATCCTGCCCGGTCGCTTTGTGGGCGACCGATGGGCTGGCAGACAGCGTCACGATTCACCAGCTGCACTAGGACATAACTAAACGGCTGAATGATCAGCCTCGGAGCCTGACATGTTCATGATGAATCCATTGGTTTGCATGGAACCCCCCGTCAATTCCTCCCCCGCCACCCCTAAAGCAGGCACGGCCACGCCGTTGACCCTGCGCACCCTGCGGCGCACCTTGCCGTGCGGAACCGAGATTCTGGCGGTGGCCGTGCAGGTCAAACATCGTGAACTGACGTACAGCATCGTGGCCCTGCCCGGGTTTGAAGGCGGCGGCCGGGATGCCGAAGGCTCAATGATGCCGCGCAGCGTGAGCGCGGCGTACACCCCGAAGGTCTACAACGCCGAGAGTCAGGCGCAGGAAGCGGTATGGCCGCCCCTGCCGCCGACCATGCGCCTGGTCAACGGCCGCGAGTACACCGACTGGCAATTCCCGGAAACCTCGCTGACCCGCCGCCTGGAACGCACCTATGGCAGCGTCGAACCGCTGCTGCGCCAGCTGTGCAACCTGATCCAGGTGAAGCTGGTGAAGGGCTCGCGCAAGCAGGTGTCCACCACCGTGCTGGTTGAACGAATCAATGAGCTGCTGGCCAACGCATGAGGGCTGGGCATGTTCTGGATTCTGCAAGCCAAGTCGTGTCTGGAAGCCTGGTGGGCGAAGCACTTCGCCCTGCGGCATAACTATTACCTGGTCACCCTGGAACAGCCCAACGGGTGGCGCTGGCAGGTGCCGGTGTTGGCGGCCGACTACGACGCGGCCTATCTCTGGCTGGCCCAGCACTACCCCACGGACCAAGTCATTTCGGTCCAATTGCAGAAGTGGGGGTGACCCGTGGCCGCGTATTACAACGAGATTGACCCTTACGCTGCGCAATGGCTGCGCAACCTGATCGCCGAGGGCCTGATCGCCCCCGGCATCGTGGATGAAAGGAGTATCGAGGATGTCGAACCCCGTGACCTGTTCGGCTTCACCCAGTGCCATTTCTTCGCCGGCCTTGGCGGCTGGTCTTATGCCCTGCGTGCCGCCGGATGGCCTGATGACCGGGCTGTTTGGACTGGATCTTGTCCGTGTCAGCCTTTCTCCGCGGCAGGCATTGGAGCGGGGTTTGAGGACCCAAGACACCTCTGGCCAAGTTTTGCCTGGCTCATCGAGCAGTCAAAGCCTTCAGTCGTTTTTGGAGAGCAAGTTGCGAGCAAGGCTGTCGACCCTTGGGTCGACCTTGTACACGCTAACCTGGAAGCCCTGGATTACGCCTTTGGGGCCGTCCCGTTCCCGTCTGCGGGGGTCGGTGCGCCGCACATTCGTGACCGACTGTACTGGGTGGCCTACGCCAACAGCCAGCCTGGCCGACAAGGGAGTGCGTTCACCCGAGGGTGGTCTGCGGGAAGCTATGCGCAATCACGGGCCGGACTTGGCGGCAGCGGTAACGCTGACAGGCTGGCCGACACCCAAGACCTCGGACACCAACGGCCCGGGGAACTCGGCGAACAAGCAGGGCGGGATGGCCTTGCACACTTGCACCCAGCTCGCGGGCTGGCCGACGCCGATGGCCGGGACGCCAGCGCAGAACGGCAACAACGCAGCGGGGAACAACGACAGCTCCCGCAAGACGGTGGAAGTCGTGTCGTATCACCTGTGCGGCTGGACCACGCCGACCACCCGGGACCACAAGGACACCCCGGGCATGGTGGCCACCCGGGACGGCCGGGAACGGAACGACCAGCTCCCGAGGCAGGCGTACCTCTGCACCCCGGCCCGGTTAACGGCTTCTGGCGAACTGCTGACTGGCTCGGCTGCCGGGATGGAAAGTGGCGGCCAGTTGAGGCCGGAACATTCCCGCTGGCTCATGGGATACCCGGCCGAGTGGGACGCCTGCGCGGCTATGGCAATGCCGTCAACGCGCAAGCGGCTCAAGTCTTCATAGAAGCGTTCATGGACGCCGAGGGGGCAGGTCATGGGGTATCCGTCGCGTAACCAGCTCGACCTGTTTCCACAGCCAGGGCACTACGAAGAGGTCCACGGCGATCTGTACGACCGGCGCACCGGCAAGCGCCTGCGCACCGGTTACCGTGACGTGTTCTACCAGATCAGCGACGGGCACCAGCTGCGCGCCACGCTGCGCTTTCTGGAGGACGCCGTGGAAGGCCGGCGCTTCGTCTGCATCACCGACGAAGGCCGGGCGATCTGTCGGCGCTGCATGCGCGTGCTGCTGCGCGATCTGCTCTACGGCCTGCGCCACCCGGAAAGTTACCTGCTCCGGGTGGTGGCCACGGAGCTGCGGTACTCAGAACCGTTGCAGTGTGAATGCTGCGACGACGAAATCCCGCCGATCGAGGACCAGCCATGAACGCACCGTTGGCCACGCAGATCCTCACCGCCTGTCGAAAAGCTCGCGGGGAAGGGCAGTACCTGGACATCGACTTTATGCTGCCCTCGGTGCTGTACAACCGCGGTGCCGGCACCGAGTTTCACTTTCGGGAAGCGGGCGCACAGACCCTGTTCGAACGCTACCGCCCGGTGGCGGAACAGACCGGCCTGCCCATGAAAGACGTGCTGTTGTGGGCTGCGCAGGAATGGGACCTAAGTGGTAGCTCGCTCGCACTGCTGTGAGTTAACCCAACAGGGTGGGAAATTTTCGGCGTAGTGTAGCCGAGGTTTTCCATTGCGCGAGGTTGATAGCATTTTGTTGTCAAGGGCTTGATATTCTTTTAAATGATAGGCACCTTACAACCCACGGACTGACTGGCAACATTACAATTAGGAGCCAACGAATGGCTTTAAATGCGGGATCAGGATTTAGTAAGCTGGCGGAAATGGACTCTCAAATACAGGCGATGTTAGCTGCCTACGTTGAAGAACCTACCCCTAAACACCAGCACTTCGTCTCAAAGAAAAAAGAAGCTCGCCGCCTACGTGAAGCGCAGGAACGGGAGTTAGCCGCTCTCCGTGATGCCCCCTTAGAAGAGTTAATTTTTTCCTTCACCGCCCCTGATCAGCAGCTAACGCCAGCCGCTAAGCAGCAAGCCGAGCGTGATGAGCTTGAGCAACAGATGCGCTTAGCGTTAGGCATCGACACCGTTATATCCTCTGCCGTCCCCCCACCGAAACCTAAAGCTAAAGCTGCTATCAAGCCGCTAATTGCTAAGCCTAGCGTTCCGGTTCCAGTTAAGCCCCGCGTTGAATTCAGTGTCCTCAAACGTCGCGTCGAAGTGCTGTTGCGCATCCGCCGACCGGACGGTCTGGAACTGCCGTTCTTCCACGAAGAACTCCAGGGCAGCCAGTTGGAAGCCGAACTGGCAGCGGGCCGCAAGGCGCGTAGCTACGGCTTCACGGTGCTTTCCACGATCCAGATCAGCATCAAAGAAGAAGTCTGCGAACACCGGGCTTAGGTCACACACCCTGCGCCGGGCTGCCGTATTGGCAGCCCGTTTTATTTGAGTAGTAAGGAATCGGTCATGTCTAAAATTGCAGAGTTCCGCGCTGCGGAACTAGAGCTGGGCAAACAACTCGCGGCTTTTGAAGCACTTAAAAACGACATCGCGCTCAAGCGCGAGTTAGAGTTCGAAGCTGCATTAACTCGTCTGATGGAAGACTTCGATGTTAGCCGCGAAACGGTGGCGGCCCTCTTAGGTGTGGAGCCTCGGCCAGCAGAAGGTAAAGCCACGGGCGGCAAGCGCAAGGTGGTCAATCGCGAGCCAGCCAAGACTTTTCTTAACCCGCACACCGGAGAGCGCCTGACGATCAAACGTCTTAGCCATTCTAAGTACAGGGAGTGGGCAGAAAAGTACGGCGAAGTTGTCGTGCATACTTGGCTGCAAGAATAAGTCCGGCGCTAATTCAATACTAAGGAAGTTATGATGTTTGAGAAAATTGCCCTGTACACTGCGGCGGAATTAGCGCTAGCGAAACAAGTTACCGCCCTTGAAGAACTCAAGAACGACCCGGAGTTGAAGCGGGAGTTAGAGTTCAGTTCTGAGTTAGAGGCCTTGCTGACCAAGCATTCGTTCAGCAAAGCGAAGCTGTACGGCTTCCTTGAAGCGCAGTATGGGGCCGCCAAGGAAGCGGAAGTAAAAACCCCGGCCCTGACTAAAACAGGCAGAGCCAGCAGAGTGAAGGCCGGGTACGACGCCCATAAGGACAAGCTCTGGACCAACCCGCACACCGGGGAAACCGTGATGTCCAGACGCCGCGATCACAAGACTCTCTTGGCGTGGACTGAACAGTACGGGCTAGAGACGGTCCTGACCTGGATGAAACGCGGCTGATGTTCGTCGACGACAAGTACATCCTGGACGGTCACACGCCCGTGAAGGTCCGCGACCTGATGGAGTGGGCCAAGTGGTATGAAACGTCGCGGGAGGTCCGCCGGGTAGCCGCAGACTATGTTGGCAAGGTGTGGATCAGCACGGTGTTTCTCAGCATTGACCACAACTGGTACGGCCCCAACCACCCGCCAGTGTTGTTTGAAACCATGGTCTTCGGCGGCGGGTTTCTCAACGAAGAACAGATGCGCTATTGCACCTGGGCCGAAGCGGAAGCCGGGCACAAGGACATGGTCGAGGTGGTGCAGGCTTACGTCTTGCGCATGCAGCGCTACGATGCTCTGCGCCTGCATGACCGCTACCTGCGCTTCCCCAAACCGAAGCGGGCGCCGACCTGGCGCCCCTGCACTTTTCTCTGAGGGGCGCATGAATGGGAGCGGATCGCTACTTGGCCATGTGGACGGTGTACCTACGCCCGGCCAACCACCCCGAGATATACATCGCCCACAAAGCGCTGGCGATCGCGGGGCAGGTGGTGCCGACCGGGGAAACCGTTTCAGCGACAACCCTGGAGGGCGTGCGCGCCCTGCTGCCCTTTGGTTTGTACCCTATGGGCAGAGCGGACTGTGACGCCCCCGACATCGTGGAGACTTGGTTTTGAGTGACATTGATAGCCTGCTGACCCGTGCCCGTGCCGCGTTGCAGAGGCCAGAACCTGCGTCGCAATCGTTCTTCCAGGTGCTGCCCAAGGAAGTGCCGGTGCCGATCCCGCGTACCAACTACGGCGGTGGTGACTCCCGGACAGCAGACAAGTTCGTGGTGCGCATGCCGGACGACATGCGCCACCGCATGGCGCGCTACGCCCGCGTGCATTTACGCAGCATGAACTCGGAATGCCTGGTGGCGATGGAGTGGTGGATGGACCGGCAGACGCTGATGTGGTCGATGTTGCAGGCCACGGAACGCGAGCTGTCCATTCAGGAACGCATCAGCAGCAACGCCATCGGGGAGACGCTGGACCTGTTGGCCCAACGTCACCCCAACGCGAAGGAAGCGATCAAGGAGCTGCGGGCGCAGCTCGGCGCGGACTAGTCGGTGGCGGCGCTGCGTTCCGTTACCTGCGTGCGCAGCGCATCGGCCTGATGGTCATTGAGGAAACCGTGGGCCTGCAGGAACTGGATGCAGGTCTGCGCCCGGCCAGTGTTCGAATTACTCTCCCACGCGCCGTTGGTGGCGTGCGCTTCCGGCCAAGGCTTGACCTTCTTCGCTGGGACAGGGGTAGGGGGGTTGCTCACGGCGTTCTCCAGGCCCGCAACGGGCTCAGCTGAAAAGAGGGAAGGGCACAAGCCCCCTCTAAGTGTGGCAGGGAATCCAGAATTCCAAACCTCTCGGCTACTCTCAGGTGATCTAAGACGCCCGAGAAGAGGTGCCCGATGCACATTCAAGAACTGCGTGCGCTGCTGGAAAAAGGCGTGACCCGCATAGTTTTTCTGAAAGCCGACAACAGCGAGCGCACCCTGCTCGCGACCCTCCACCCCTCCCGCATGCCACCCCCGCCACCGGTTGACGCCGAGGCGAAACCGGGGCGGCCGATGCCTGCGGGCAACCTGCTGGTGTGGGACACCGAAGCCCAGGGCTTGCGCAGCTTTAGCGTTGACCGCTTGCTGGAAGTGCCCGTACTCATTGAGGAACTTTGATATGACCCCTGAACAGATCCGCGAGCAGGAACAACGGCTCGCGGCGCTTACCTATGACCATTCACCGTGCCGGGCCTTCAAGATCGAGCCGCAGGACGGCGACGGGGATGAGTGGATCGAAGTCAAACCCGGGGACGCCGGGGAAACCTTCCTGACGTATTGGATGCGCTCGGAAGCCCTGCGCCGTTTGCAATCGGTGGGCCTGTCGGAACTGGAGCCGGGCGTGTGGACCCTGGCGCTGGGTTTCACCGGTGACCGCTGGGCTGCCTACACCTTGCGCGCCATGGCTCGCAGCAGCTGGTCGGGTGCGCTGTTCCCCCTCTCGGAAATCGACAAGACTTGGCCAGAGGGGGTGCTGCTGGAGCCCGAGGAAGCCGAGTTCGCCCTGTACTGCGCCACCGACCTGCTCGGACTGGCTCTACCAGGTGAGAGCTGGACGGTGCTGTGGTTCCTCGCCAGCGACTACAACGAGTACGAACTGGAACAACTGGCCGTGCAGCTGGAGGACCCGTTTCAACGAGCCGCCTACCTGCAGGAACGAAGCCCGCTGCTCGGGCTGCCCCGGCCCGTGCTGAAACTGGAACACCCCAACGCGGTCCCGCTGGAACGCATTCAGTTCCTCGCCCCGCAACCCGGCGTCACGGTCGATCCCGACCCCACCACCCGCAAGCAGCTGTTCAAAGAGCACTGGGTCTTGCGGTTGTTAAACCCACCTGAAAAGGAATACCACCATGATGAGCCAAAGTAATGTCCTGAGCCTTGCGAACCACCGTGCCAAGCGTGGACTCCCGCCGCCTGTGTGCCGCGATCCCCGCAGCCCGCTGGAACGGGTTGTCGCCCGGTACCGAAAGTTTGACCCCTGCCGTGACAGCTCGGTCCAACCGCTCGCTGCGCTGCGTGTCCTCGCGGGCCGCTGCGCCAAGGCGATCGTCCAGTGGGCCGAACAGGAAGGGCACCCGGTCGACGACGCCGCACGCTTCCAGTTCTTCGCCATCGGTGACCAGGGGGAGGAAGTGTTGCAGGTCCGAGTCAGTCGGCTCGGCCCCCCCAAAGGGCCGTGGCAGTCGCTGGAATTTAGAATGGACTGCGACACCCTGCGTGTGGTGCCAGCGGTGGATGAGCAAGGTTCGCCGGAGGTATTCAAACCCTTGCTGACCCTGCCGATGTCAGGGTTTTACCGGCTAAGCTGAAAGGTATGCGACGGAGGATCACCGTCGCTCATACCACCAGGAAGCAGCTATGACCAAAAGGCGCACTCCCCTGACCGAGTGGTCAAAAGACGACACTCACTTCAAGATTATCAAGCAAGGCACCATGGCGTTTGAGACCGTGACCAGCCAAGGTCGGGTGAAGGGCTCGCATGGCCAGCCCGCCACCATCCTCTACGACTCCGTCGCGCTGCGGTACAACCAGTGTGTTCCCGGCGACCTGTTCCTGATCAGCCTGCCGAACAACCCATCGCTGTTCAATTTGCGCAAGCATTTGAGGGCCAGGGGTGTGCAGGAAGCGGACTATCGCCTGTTCCGTCCGACCGTCGACGAGAACGGAATTCGCTACCGCAGCAACAAACGCCCGGTGGCCATTCAACGCCTGACCAACACCCGCATGGTCCCCATTCAACCCTTCCCGACCGAGGCGGCGCTGCTCGCAAAAGAGGCCGAAGTGCGCGGCGCCGAGTCCCCCCTGTTGCGAGTTGAAAACCCAGTAAAACCGGGGCCTGTAGACGAGTTTTCGGCAGGAAATGGGAACGTGGTTAATACTTGAGTCTTGAGGGTAAGCGTGCGAGTGACCGGCCCAGGCGAAAGGACGGCACTCAAATTTTATCGCCCGGGAAACCGGGCGTTTTTTTCCCTCGACCTTCTGTGCTGGGCACATTGTCCTCCCGTTTTGGGGGGTTGACCGGGGCGCTTAATGAATCCGCATTTCCTTCCTACGACCGGCGAAAAATTGACTGACGACGAACGCCTTTTGTTCATCCGTCACATCATCGAAAAGCACAACCTCACCCATGTCGACCTGGCTCGGTTCACCGGCTATGCCCGTGACAGCGTGTCCGGTTGGCTCACCGAAAAGACCTCGCCGCGCTATCGCGCCGTGCCTGTCCGGGCGTTCGACCGCCTGCTCGACCAATTGCAACTGGGCAAAGTCAAGGGCAGCAAGTAAGCGGGGGCGGGGCCATGTACCATTACTATCAGCGTTCGGAACACGACGCCTGGTTTCTGCTCTCCAGCCAGGGTGAAGAGAACCCGGTGGAGCTGGCCAAGGCGCAGGGTGCGAAGAAACTGACCATCCTCGCCCTGAACCAGATGGTCAACGATGGCACCGAGGCCGAGCTGCCGCGCAACCGCGACAAGATCGGCTACCGTGGCCCGCTGTACTTCGACATCGACTGCAAGGATGACCTGGCCCAGGCCATCGCCAGCGGGCAGGAACTGATCGGCAAGCTGACCCGCATGGGCGTGCCGAAAGGCTGCATCGAAATCTTTCTCTCGGGTAGCAAGGGCCTGCACGTCCTGGTCAACGAAAGCCTGTTTGGTGCCCGCCGCTTCACCCTGCGCTTGCCGGAAATCTACAAGGAAATGGCCCGCGACCTGTTCGTGATCGGCCTCGACTATTCCGTGTACAGCAGCGGCCGGGGCAACAGCTTCCGCATCGTCAACCTGCAACGCCATGACGGTAAGTACCGGGTGCCGGTCAGCGCCGAGGAACTAGAACAGCTGACGGTGGACGGCTACCGCGAACTGGTGAAGGCGCCCCGCGTGGTGGAAGTCGACGACCCGCAGGGGCTGGTGGTGCATGAACTCAAGGCCATGTTTGAAGAGGCCAAGAAGCGCGTCAACGCCAAGCCGAAGCTGGTGATCATAGCGTCATCCGCCGACATGGAAGCGATCCGCGAGCCGGTACCGACCTGCATCCAGATGCTGTGTGACAGCGATTCCCTGAAAGCCGATGCGTCCTACAACCAGGCCGCGACCCAACTGGCGGCGTACATCGTGCGCGCCGGGGTGTCGCAGACGGTGAGCGAAAGCCTCGCGGCGCGGCTGGCCAGCAGCGCGAAGTCGAGCAAGTACAACACCGCCAAGTTGCGCCGCGACCACATCGAGGCGCAGATCCGCTACGTCGAGCACACCCCGACGTTCAGCTTTGGCTGCAACGCGATCCGCGCCCTGCTCAGCAAGCGCCCGTGTGAAGGCTGCGCGATCGAGGCCGGGGCGAACAAGGGCGGCGATCAGGACGCCGGGCTGTGCGCCGTGGTTGAACCGGACGGTTATTACATCCGCCTCGGCGACGGCAAGCGCCGCATCAGCAACTTCACCATGCTGCCGATTGACGTGTTCATTGACGTGCCGCAGGACGGCACCGCCCCGCGCCGGGTCGGCACCCGCATGTCGGTGATGAAGGACGGCAACGAGCTGGCCAAGATCCTTTTCAAAGAAGCGGCCTTCGCCAGCCGCTCGGCGTTTCTGAAAGAGCTGGAAGGCCTCACTGACCTGACGTTTCAGGGGTCCGATCTGGAGATTCAGAAAATCAAACTCGCAATTTTCCGGGAGGCTCAGGACGTGGGAGAAATTTTCCAGGTCTACACCGCCGGGGTTCACATGGACTTCGTCGATGACATCCCGCTGTTCACCTATGTCGAACCCGATATGTCGGTGAACACGGTCAAGGTGCGCGGCACCCACCAGTTTCTCGGCAACCTGGTGGCCCGTCCTTACCTCGCGCACACCACCATGCCCGAACGGGCGGACCAGGACGTGGACAAGACGTTGGACAACCTGCTCAGGATCAACCAGAGGCACGAAGTCGGCATGATGATCGGCTGGAGCATCGCGGCGCATTTCAAGACGCACCTGATGTACCTCTACAGCCAGTTTCCGATCCTGTGCCTGTGGGGCAGCGCCGGTTCCGGCAAGTCGAAGACCGCAGGCCTGGTCACCTGGCTCAACGGCACCGACTACATGCTCAAGGACTCCGGGGTCAGCGCCCCGTCGACCTCGCCCTACGGGATGCTCGACTACCTGTCGAGCACCACCACGGTTCCCCGGATCATCGAAGAATTCAACAAATCCAAGATGACCAGCCATGCCTACAAGGACGTGGGCGAACGGATCAAGCAGGCGTGGAACGCCGAGTCCACCTTGAAAGGTCGGCTCGGCCGGGGCATGGGCCGCACCGGCGCCGAAGCGGTGGCCATCCCCCTGTCCTCGCCGCTGCTGGTGATTTCCGAGCAAGAGATTGAAATCCCCGCGATTCAGGAACGCAGCATTCGCGTACACCTGACCAAGCAGAAGCGTGGCAACTGCCGCGAGCCGTTCTTTAAGGCCAGCGAGGGGCGTCAACACCTGCGCCGACTCGGCAAGGCACTCATGGCCAAGTCCCTGACCACCACGCCCGAGGAAATCGAAGCCCTGATGAACAAGGCGTCGGCCCTGTTGCCCCGGGAAATGGACGACCGCCCGCGCTACTCGCAGCAGGTGGTGCTGGTCGGGCTGTGGCTGTTGCAGGCGGTGTGCGAGGAACTGCACCTGTTCCAGTCACTGAAAACTTTGGGGCCAATCATTGACGCGGTGATCGGCCGCTTCGATGCCCCGGACCAGGGTTATGTGCAGAGCGAAATCGACCTGGTGCTGCAAAAGCTCGCGATCATCGTGGCCATTTCGCGCAGCACACAGGAAGCGGGGCAGGGCTACGTGCATCTGGTGGAAGGCCTACACTACGCAGTGACACCGGAGTACCTGATCCTCGACCCGGTGCTGGGTCACGCCGCCTACACCCGCTACTGCACCGTCGAGGAACGCACCGCGCCAGTGATCAGCAGCGGGGCGCAGTTCACCAAATTGATCAACGAAGAACCCTACTTCATCAAATACGCGCCACACGCCGGGTTAGGCGGGGGCCGTGCGATGCTCTACCTGTCCCTCAAAGAAATGCAGGGCAAGAACATCGACATCAGCCTGCTCGGCGGGGGAGGTGGCTATGACGGCTCCTACACTAGCTGAATACTTCCAGCGCGCTGGCATCGAGCGGTACCCATCGTTCGCCCCGTTCGTGCAGCTCAAGCACACCCCGTTCCAGTCGCAGGTCGAAGGCCTGAGCCTGTGCGTGCATTACCAGTGGTTCGGCCTGCTCGACGAAACCGGTGCAGGCAAGTCGATTCCCGTGGTGGGTGCGGCCCTGCACTACATCGGGCTGGGCAACAAGGTTGTGGTGCTGACGCTGGCCACCCTGATCTACCAGTTCGCCGAGTCGGTGATCGAAGAGTTCCAGGGCGTCGACAAGTACGTGCGGGTCCATGTGCTCGATGAGCCACCGGCCAAACGCGCCAAGCTGATCGAGAAGTGGGACAACGAAGGCTGGCCAGAAATGGTGGTCATGAGTTACGAGCTGTTCGCCCACCAGAAGCTGTGCAAGCTGCTCAAGGAAAAGGGCTACGACGTGCTGATCACGGACGAAAGCCAGAAGTGGAAGGCGCCGGAAAGCACGCTGGCCAAGCGCATTGGTGAGTACGTCGGCGACCCGGCCCAGCCGGACACCGCGTTCTTCCCCATGACCGGCACGGCGATGCACACCTACCTGACCGACTGCTACACCCTGCTGAGTTTCATGAGCCCTGGGGCGTACCTGAGTTACGACCACTTCTGCCGCCGGCACTGCCGCTACAAGTTGATCCGCTTGAAGGTGCCGAAAGTCACCACCAGCGGCAAGCGCATCAGCCGGGTCAAGGAACTGGTGGGCTACCAGCGGCACGCCGAGCTGTCGGCCAACCTGTATGCCCGCTGCCGACGTGTGCTGAAAAGCCAGATCCCGGAACTGCGCGACCTGAAAGAGCCAATCATCACCGAAGTAGCGGTCAGGCTGAGCCCGGCACACCGCGAGGTGTACCGCAGACTCACCATCGAGCGCTTCATCGACTTCGGCGACGGCACCATTCTTTCCGCCCTGCAGGAACAGGAACTGCGCCAGAAGACGTTGCAGATCGTCACCTGCCCGGAACTGTTCCTGCCCGAGGGCAGCAAGGTCGACAACCAGGTGCTCGCCACCTGCCGCGATCTGGCCACGGCGCACACTGCGGATTCCAAGGTGATCCTGTTCGTCAACTTCCGCGAGACCGTGGCGCGGTACGCCGAGTTCTTCGCCGACCTGAACCCGGCGACCATGAACGGTGACCTGTCCCCGACTCAGCGCAAGGCGATGACCGAGAAGTTTCTGCACGACCCGACCTGCCGCCTGCTGGTGGCCAACCCACGATCCGCCGGGGCGGGCTTCAACTTTCAAGGGGTCAGTCACACGGTGATCTTTGCCGAACCGACTGGCTCGCCGGGGGAATTCAAGCAGGCCATGGACCGTGTGGTCCGGCCGGGCCAGCTCTGGCAATGCAACATTTACGTGTTGAAGGCGCTGGAAACCCTAGCGCCCAACGCGATCCGCAACATGCTCAAGCGTGACGGGGACATCGGGCAAGTGACCCTCGACCCTCGCACCCTGCGGCACTTTTACAACGTCGCATAAGACGACGGCACGAATTCCAGGGGACTGGAATAACAAGCGGCGGTACAGCCGCAATTTGAATGACATTTTGAAGTTCAAAGACTAGGGGAATGACAATGCCACTGATCAAAGATGGTAGCGCCGTAAGCAAGGACGCGGTGGAAACCGCAGAAGCGAGCGCCGCACAAAACTCCGAAACCCTGCAGGAAGAGGCCTCCGTGTTGGATGAGCCGGCTGTCCTGGACCCTGAACCGGCTGCGCAGCCTGCGGCTCAACCCACCTCTACCTCCAACGCTGTCGCCCCTCGCGCCGATGCGCCTGTGGCTCGCAGCAATGGCGGCCAGATGAAAGCCATGCAGGAAATGGAAGACGCCGGCTTCGGCGGCGGTCACATTGACTTCACGTCTTTCACCAACATCGTGCTCAAGGATGGCGAATTCCAACTGGTCGGCACCACCAAGTCGTTTTCCGCGACCGAAGGGTTTACCGGCACCATCCTGCAGGCTCGCGCCAAATGGGCGATGCGTGTGGGCAACGACGACGACGCCGATGTGACCTTCGCCTACAGCAAGGCGGAATTCAACGACGTGGAAACCGAAGCCGGGGCCAAGGTGGCCGAGTGGCGTGCGGAAAACCTGAAGCCCGAGCTGAAGGAATACGCCGAACTCTTTGTCATGGTCGACAAGATCCACGCCGGGGAATGCAAGGAGCTGGAAGGGGACGCCGTCGTGGTGCAGGTATCGCCGATGTCGATCGGTCGTTGGGCGGGCTACAAGTTCAAGATGCAGAGCCGCACCGGCTGCCTCCCGAACGGCTACAAAACCCTGTTCATCCGTGGCGAAAAGGTCACGGCCGCCAAGTTCCCGTTCTACCCGTGGGATTTCAAGTTTGTTGAATTGAACTCCTAAGCCTCACGGCTAGCTGTGGTTTGCCAGCGGGCGTTTGCCCGCTGGCACTCTCTCTTGTCGTCCGAGGAACGGGGTGCAACATGAAACTGAATGGACTTGCTCTGCTCGATGTGCGCGGCTTGCTGCTGCACGCCTACCACCGGGGCACTGACCCCGACGCAAAACTCAGCCCCCTGACTGACAAGCCGGTGAACTCTGCCGGCTACGGTTTGCGCGGGTTCCTGGACACCTACATCATTCCCCTGCTGTCTGATTTCTCCCCCCTCAACATCATTGCGGTGTGGGATGGGGGCAACACCTTCCGCGAAAGCCTGTTCGCGGAATACAAGGCCAAGCGTCACGCCGAAGAGAAAGACCCGGCGGTCGAAGCCCAGCTGAAAAAGATGTTCGACATGGCCAAGGCACTGCTGGCCTACGCTGGCGCCTTCAACGTGCGCGTCGAAGGCGTGGAAGCGGACGACGTGATTGGCGCCTTCTGCCGCCAGTTCCCGGAAGTGCTCAAGCTGGTGCATACGGTCGACCGCGACCTGTCCCAGCTCAACGACGACAACACCACCGTGCTGGTGAAGAACCTCCCGGCGGACGATTTCGAAGGCTACCCAACCCGCTACGTGCGGATCTACAAGTCCCTGGTGGGGGACAAGACCGACGAATACGGCGGCGTGCCGCAGGTCGGGCCGGTGGCGTTCAAGTTCCTGGTCGACACCTACGGCTGGGACGGCATCGAGCAGCTGGAAGCCTGCGTGGCCAGCAACGACTACACCTTTCTGCTGGAAGCGTGTGAAGCCACCAGCTGCAAGGTGCTGCGCAAAATCTACGAGAGCCGCGGCACCTGGCGCCTGATGTACACCCTCGCCGGGCTGCACCCGGAGCTGCTGTATGGGGCGCAGGGTCGCACGATCATCCGGCCGGAGTGGTACGTGCGCCTACCGGACGCGACCAAGGTGCAGGACCTGCTGACCCTGGCTGGCGACCCGAGCCTGTTCGAACACTTCGCCCCGCACATGCCGACCATGACCCTGGTGACGCCGGAGAACTGGCCGCAGGTACACGCCGCCTACGTCGAAGGCCTGCGCGACACCCCGCTGGCCAGCTTCGACTATGAAACCTACGACAGCCTCGGGCATGACTGGTCGGCAGCCCTGCCGGACACCGCCCGTGGCTACGTCGACGTGCTGTCGCAGCGCCTGACCGGCGGGTCGTTCACCTACGGCAGCAACCTGCAACACACCTTCTACTTGCCGGTGCTGCACAAGAACACCGACAACCTGGACCAGGGCGAACTGGTCAACCTGCTGGTCGACATCGAGGACGCCCGCCTGGACTTCGTCGCGCACAACGCCCGGTTCGAAGAACAGGTCACCAAGCAGTGCCTGAATTTCCAGCTCGACGGCCCAGTCTGCACGCAGATGCTCGGCAGCTATGTCGATGAGAACCTGGAGCAGGGCTTGAAGGCGCACGCCCGGCACTGGTTGAAGTACGACCAGGTCGAGTACAAGGATCTGCTGGCGCAGTACGGCGCCCGCGACATGCGCGACCTCACCGGCGAGCAGGTCACCCACTACGCCTGTGATGACAGCTTCGTCGCGGCGCGCTTGGCCACCCTGTTCTGGCTGATCCTCAAGCTGGAAAAGCAATGGGTGTTCGCCTACGAAGAGGATCGCTACACCCTGCACCGCTTCAACCGCAGCTTTGAGGTCGGCGTGCAGCTGGGCTTTGAGACCTTGAGCGAACTGGCCGAGGCCGACGCGGCGCGGGTGGCAGGGAACACCACGGCCATCCATGGCCTGTTGGCCACCCATTGCAGCCAGATCAGCAATGTCGGCGCCGAAGGTTTGAAGAAGGCCGAGGGCGACAACCTGCTCAAGCTGCACCTGTTTGCCGGGCTGAACCGCTCACAGGCGCAGGCCAAGGTGGCGGAATCCTATGAGCGCTGGCGGCTGGCTTCGGTCTATCACCCGTACACCGAGACCTTTACCCCGGCCGAGTTCATCGCCACGGAGAAGGGGTTTACCCGCGTGGCCGAGAAGGTCGGGCTGCCGATCACGATGGAGAGTGTCAGCGGCAAGGGCGTCACCGCCTGGCTGATGTCCAGTCGGCACCACCTGAAACAGCACGGCAGCACCGATCCGCGTGCCCGCACGCTGGTCGACCTGGTGCAGGAAGCGGCGGGGGAGATTCGCAAGCGCCAAGGCGCGGCGTTCCTGGCCCTGAAAGCCTTCATTGAAACCGAGGTGCTGCACCAGGACGGCGTGCGCGTGATCGAGGGTGACGAACTCAACCTCGGCAGCCCCAAGCAGATGCAGGAACTGCTGTATTGCAAGTTGCAGCTGCCGGTGCGCCTGCGCACCTTCCCGCAGAAGGACAGCCAGCGCGATCAGCTGGGTCTGGAAGGCAACCCGTCGACCAACGAAGACGCGATGAACGCGGCGATCGCCGAGGACTGCCCGGAAGGGGACTGGCGCCGCGAGCTGTTGACGCTGCTGATCGACACCAAGAAGTGCATGACCCGCCAGTCCCTGTACTACGCCAAGTACCCGCACTGGCGGCACCCGAGCACTGGCGTGGTCCACCCGGGTACCCGCAACTGTGGCACCAAGACCCGCCGCCCGGCGGGTTCCAGCCTGAACATCCTCGCCGTGAGCAAAGGGCCGCTGCGCTCGATCTTTCTGCCGCGGTTCAAGGGGCATGTGATCGTCGCCCTGGACTTCAGCGGGCAGGAATTGCGCCTGGCTGGCAGTGAAGCCCGCGACCCGGTGTTGATCGAGGCCTACACCGGCGGCGGCAGTTACGTCGACGACCACGGCATGACCCGCTCGATCTTCAAGGACATCCACTCGGTCACCGCCTGTACCTTCGCTGGCAAGGTGCTGGAACAGGCCATGGGGCCGGAAATCCTCAAGCGCCTGGCGTTCGATGAAACCGGCAGCATGAACTATGAACAGTTCGTCAGCCTGCTGCAGGAAGGCGACCACGTCTATGAGCTGGTCGGCGACTTGGCGCTGCCGCTGGGCAAAACCATCGTCAAGATCCGCAAGATGGCCAAGACCGTGAACTTCCTGATTATCTACGGCGGTCAGGCGTTCTCGATGGCCCTGAAACTCGGGGTGCCTGAGCGCTTCGCCCAGCAAATCATCGACGGCGTGTTCGCCGGTTACCCGCGCCTGGCACCGTGGCAGAAGGAAACCACCGACCAGGCCAAGCGGCTGGGGTACATCACCACCGCCTTCGGCACGCGCAAGCATGTCGACCCCAACATTCTCAGCCGCGACGGCTCGCTGCGGTCCCGGGCCGAGCGCCAAACCGTCAACCACAAGATCCAGGGCGCCGCCGCCGACACCCTGAAAGTGGTGCTGACCAAAGCCCACCACACCCGCCTCTACGAAGAAACCCAGTCCCACCTGATCGCGCCGGTGTACGACGAGCTGGTCAACAGCGTGCCGATCGACAACGTCTTCGAATTCGCCCAGCGCGCCCAAGACATCATGAACATCACGCCGCCGGGGCACCCGATCCCGATGCTGGCCGAGGTGTCGGTCGGCCGGAACTGGTACGACGCGAGCAAAAACGAACTGGGGGATCGACCGTCGCAACGCAAGGTTGAAGCGCTGTTCGACAAGTGGGCCAAAGAGGGGTGGTTAGCATGATCCAGTTGAACAGTGACCAGCGCGGCGGCGTCGACCGCATGCTGGAGTTTGCCGAGAGCGACGATTCGTTCTTCCTGCTCGATGGCCGCGCCGGTACCGGCAAGTCCACCAGCGCGCAGACCTTCGCCCGCGAGACGGACCAAAGCGTGGTGTTCACCGCGCCGACCAACAAGGCGACCAAGGTGCTCAAGCAGATGTGCGAGACCGAGCTGCAGGGGCTGGTCCCGTGCCGCACGATCTACTCCCTGCTCGGCCTGCGCATGGACAACAGCGGGGAAGTGCGCCAGGTGCGAGCCGCCGACGCCTTCAACCAGGCCAGCAACTACCAGGTGGTGGTGGTCGATGAAGGCTCGATGTCGAACTCGGGGCTGATGTACCACATCAAGCGCACTGCCAAGAACGAAGGCGTCAAGTTCCTGTTCATGGCCGACGTGACCCAGTTGCCGCCAGTGGGAGAAGAACGCTCAGAGGTGTTCGACATCGAGAACCGCTGGCAGCTGGACAAGGTCGAGCGCCACGACAACCAGATCCTGACCTTTGCCACGCACATGCGCGACTGCATCCTGCACGGCGAGGCCCTGAACCTGTTCAGCGCCAACGATGAACGCGGCGGGGTCTACCTGCTCGACTACAAGCGCCTGCGGAAAAAGGCGGTGGATGCGTTCAACAGCGACAGCTACCGGGCCGATCCGGGCTCGATCAAGGTGATCGCGTGGCGTAACGACACCGTGGCCATGTACAACGCCCTGATCCGGGATGCCATGTACGGCGCCAAGCTGGCCGCCGAGGCGCCGTTCCAGCCGGGCGAACGGGTGGTGGTGTGCCAGCCGATCATGTCGGTGGACGGCAAAGAGACGCTGATGACCACCGACGAGGAAGGCACGGTGTTCTCCATCGACGTGCAGCAGCACCCGATGTACAGCGAACTGACCTGCTACCGCGTCGAAGTCCGCCCGGAAATGGATGACCACATGCTGGTGACCTGCTGGGTCATCCACCAGACATCCGAACGGGCTTACAAGCGCCTGCTCAACGAACTGTCGGAACGCGCCAAGACCGGCAGCGGGGGCTGGCCAGCCTTCTGGAAGGCCAAGGAAGTCATCCATGACGTGCGCCCCAGCCACGCCATCACCGCGCACCGCGCACAGGGGTCGACCTACGAGAGTGTGTTCGTGGACTCGGCCGACATCCTGCTCAACCGAAACTACATCGAATCCTTGCAGTGCCTGAACGTGGCCTGCACCCGCCCACGTCGGATTCTGGCGATCAGCAAATGAAGACACCTCAAGAGAAGGGCAAGGAGTTCGAAGAAGCGTTTCGGCTGTTCCTCAAGGAACTGATGCAGAAACACCCACTGGCCAGCGCCCGGTTCTATGACACGCACTCGGCCGGCGCCTTCCTGCCGGACCAGCCGGGCGACACGATCGCCTGTTTCAGGGGGATCTGCCACCTGTTCGAACTGAAGTCGAGCGAGGTGCATAGCAGCCTGACCGCCGGCCTGTCGAAGCTGCTGGGCAACCACCAGGCCGCCCACCTGAAAATTTGGGCGCGAGCCGGCGCCAGTACCCACGTTCTGTTCTGGCAGCAAAGCACCGGGGCGATCGAGCTGTGGGACGGGGAAGCCGTCGCCCACGTCCGCCACGCGCCCCACATGCGCCTCAAGGCCGAAGGGATCTGCGACACCTTCCCCGACTTTGAGGCGTTCAAGGCTGCCTTTACCGCCGCACTTTTGCACAACCCGCGGTACACCGCGAAGAAGGTTTTCAGATGACCGACATCCTTGTCTTCACCGACCCGCACCTGGGCAAGAATCTGGTGTCCCACACCACCCTGGACAGCCGCCGCCGGTTACGGGACGGGATCTACTACCACAACCGTGGGCTGGTCGATAGCTTTCCGCATGCGATCAAGGCCTGCCTGGGCGACCTGTTCGACCGCTTCACCAACCCGGAAGACGTGATCTGGCAGGGGATGCGCCTGGCCGACATGGTGGATTACATCATGGCGGGCAACCACGACCTGGTGAACGACCGGGGCCGCCTCGGCACCTTGCAGTTGATGGACAAGGCCCGGCCGGGGGTGATCCAGCTGACACCGTTCGGCGAGGCCCGGGGCTTTCTTCACGACGTGCGCCCCGGGGTGTCCTTCCTGTTCATCCCGCACCACAGCACCGACAAGCTTTTCCATGAATCGCTGGCCGCCGCCGAGAACTGGGTGCGCGGCAAGGTGGCCGGGACCAAGGCCTACCTGTGTGTCCACTGCAACTACGACTCGGGCTTTGCCACCGACGACACCGCGCTGTCGCTCAGCCGCAAGCAGGCCAAGCAGCTGCTCGATGCTGGCTTCGATTACATCCTGGTCGGCCACGACCACCATCCCCGCGAGGACTTCGATGGCCGCGTGGTGATCCTCGGCAACACCCACCCGACCGGCTTCGGCGACATCACCGACAAGCGCGTGATGCTGATCCGCCCGGACGGCAAGCACGAATTCCACACGGTATGGCACCGCGATTCTGGCTACCTGCACCTGGACGTGAACGACCTGGTCGCCCCGGACTTCAACTTCGATGAGGAAAACGGCGCGCAGTTCATCGAAATCAGCGGCGAGTTGCAGGCCAGTCAGGTGATGGATCTGGCCCGCGCCGTGCGCAAGATTTGGCAGAGCTGGGCACCGCTGGCCGTGCGCAACACCGCCGAGGTGATCAAGCCGGGCACCGGCGAGACGCTGGCCGACCACGATTTCCACCAGCTGGACATGCAGATCCGCGCCGAGCTGATCAAGCGCCCCGAGCTGGTCGAGCTGTTTGACGCCTTTTGGGCCGACACCGCGCCCTCCCTGCAAGAAGAGGAAGCATGATGAAACTGGACATCATCAGTGGCCCACGGGCCAGCGGCAAAACCACCAAGCTGCGCCAGCTCACCGCGGACTACGTGGCCAACGGCAAGGCGGTGCTGGACATCGGCCCGACCGCGACCCTGGCCTACATCCGCCGCCGCATCGTGCTCGCCAGCCTGCAGGGCTACTCGGCCGTGACGCTCGATGACTGCAACGCCGAGACGCTGAAGCGCCTGCGCCGGGCGATCCGGGAAATCGGCGAACGCATGGACATCGACCTGACCATCCACGTCGTGGAGGCCGCGTAATGTTAGAGCGCCTGGAACTCAACAACTTCAAGAAGCATGAGCACCTGGTGCTGGACTTCACCGCTGGGTTGAATGGGGTGACAGGGCCGAACTACCGGGGCAAAACCACCGTGCTGTACGGGATTCTGTACTGCCTGGGTGGGGCGCGGCTGGTCCCCGGCACCCGTCTGCAAACCCGGGGCACCAACACCGGGTTCAAACAATCGCTGTGGCTGTCCTTCGGCAACATCGGCCGGTACCGGATCGAGCGCACCAAGACCGGCGCCAGCCTGACCGAGCTGTGCCCGGACGGCACTGAACAGCCGGTGGCCACCGGCACCACGCCAGTGAATCAGGCAGTCGCCCGCCTGCTGGGCATGCCGCTCAAGCGCTTCGCGCAGATCAAGTACGCCAAGCAGCGCAAGGCCAGCGCCCTGCTGGAAGTGGGCAGCACTGAGTTGTTCAAGATCATCACCGAGCTGACCGGGCTGGAGCGGGTCAGTCAGGTGATGGAGCGGGTAGGGGGGCAGCTCAAGACCTGGAAACTCTTGCAGGATGAAACGACCCTGACCGACATCGACGAACAGCAGGTGCAGGTGATGAACTGGCTGGGCGAGGAAACCCAGCTGGCCATCGACCTGACGCAGCTGAACAGCGACCTGACCGAGGCCAAACGCCAGCGAGGCATCAGCGAAGACAACGAACGCCGCCTGTCTCAGGCGCAAACCGCTGTGTTCGGCGCCGTGACCACGCTGCGCCAGGCCGAGCGCGAGGCAACCGCCAGTCAGGCCGCACTGGAAGGCGCCCAGCAGCAGCTCGCGCAGTTCCGCGGGCACCCGCTGACCACCGAAAGCCTGGTGGATCTGGAACTACAGCTCAAGGATCTGCGCGAGCAGGCCATGGAAGGCAAGCAGGCGCGCAACCTGGTCAAGCAGTTGCAGCAGGATCTGGAGTCAGCCCAGGTGGAGTTGCAGGCGGCGGTCAGGAAAGCCGCGCCCTACCGCGACGACCTCAAGGCGTTTCGCCGCGAAGGCGGGGCGGATCTGGAGGAACTGCGCATGGTCGCCGCGCAGGCCGAGGCCGACAAGCAAAGCGCAGGCGACAGGCTGGAAGCGCTGATCGAGGCGGGCAAGAATGGCGTGTGCAGTGGATGCAAGCGGCCGTTTGACGCCTTCAACCCCCATGATCACGCCGAGCAGGTGCGCGAGCACCAAGAGACCTGGCGCGAGAAACTGGCGGCGGCCCAGTTGGCCCGGGACGCCTTGCAGGCCGAAACCAACTACCGCCAGAACCTGGCCCGTGTCGAAGAAGGTCTGCGTCAGGCAGAAAACTCGGTGCATCTGCACCAGGTGACGTGCAACCGGCTGAGCGACCAGCTCGATCAGGCCGCCCGTGACTCCCTGACGATGCCGCCAGCTGAATCGCTCGCGCCGCAGATCGAGGCGCTGGACGCGCAGATCAGCACCGGCCGGCAGGACGCGCAGCGCCAAGCCACCCTGCGCCAGGCGCTGGCCGTGGCCGAAGGCAACGCCACGCAGCGCAATCAGTGGCTGGCCAACGCCAAAGCCGAGCTGCACCAGACCGAAATCCAGCACCAGGTGGTTGGGGTCGACCTGCCCACCGCCCTGCGGCATCACCGCGAGAAGGTTGACGCCTGCGATGGCCAGATCCGCCGCCTGCAGGAACAGATCGGGGTTCTGTCCAACCTCAAGCACGGCATCCACGAACAGCGGGTCGCGCTGGAACGCACGCTGGCCACCGTGGTCGAGCGCAATCGCCAGCACGAACAGGCGGCGCAGAAGGTCAGCCTGCTCACCGAACTGCTGGGGCACATCCGCAGCAACCGTGATCGCTACAGCAAACAGGTATGGGACGTGTTCATGGCCAGCGCCTCGATGTTCGCCAGCAACGCCACCGGCGGGGTGATCGAGTCAATCAGCCGGGGCGAAGACGGCGCCTTCACCTTCGTCGAGGACGGTTTCGAAATGGAGCAGGCCGAAGCCTCGGGCGCCCAGCTGGCGATCATCGGCACCGCCGTGCAACTGGCGCTCGATGCCGCTGCGCTGTCGCCGCTGAACCTGGTGCTGATGGATGAACCGACCGCCGACATGGACCCGGAGCGTGCGCTGGCTTTCAGTACCCTGCTCGCTGGCAGCGGCAAACAGGTGGTGATGGTGACGCACAGGGAAATGGACGCCACCGTATTCGACAACACGCTGGAGATTTGACCATGACCGATGCCGCCGATGCCGCCGGGGATGAACAGGAACTGATCGAGGACTTGCTGCTGCGCCAGCACCGGGCAGCCGCCGCTCACCACCAGAAGGTGATGGCGACGTGTACGGGGGAGTGTTTGAACTGCGAGGCGCCCATCACGGAGGGGCGCTATTGCGATGTGGACTGTCGCATGGACCATGAACGCCGGGTTATGTCGCACTTGCGACGGTGAAGTAGCCCGGCGGTACAAAATCCTCGGCGCTCAGGCCGAGGGCTGCTTTACGTTTGTTGTAGTAGCGCCAGCCGAACGCCCGCACGGTCGCATACACGGCGTAGCGGGTGGCCTTGTCGATGCCCCGGGCCTCCATGGCCTCCAGAAAGATCGCGTCCGCCTCGGCCCGGCTGTAGCGCTGCGAACAGTACAGCCAGTCATGCAGCACCGCCGGGGCACGCAACAGCCCGTTGACGTTGAACACCCCACGGAACGGGCGCGGGATCGACGCTAGGTCAGTGATAAAGCCCCGGGGGGCAATGATCTTGTCGACCTTGCCGGCGTAGGTGCGCAGCCCGATCAGCGGGTCAGTCACCACCCACTCATCTGGTACGGGCACCCCGCGTGGGGTGTATTCCTGCAAGTTGAGCAGGCTGATGAACTGGAAGGCGCTCATGACTTGTCGACCTTGTCATCCAGCGCCTTGGCCACCGCGTCCTCGATCACCTCGGTCGGCTTGCGCTCGTCGCGAAAGATCAGGATCAACGCGATGACCAGGGCGACCCCCGCCGCCGCTTGTTCCACCGGCACCCCGAGGTAGGCCGACAGGGAGCCGAGGCCCAAAGCCAGCCCCTGCCAGGTTGACGGCTGTTGCAGGTAGCGCATCAGCAAGTTCAACAGTGCTTGTCGTGCTTCAGGACTGCCCATACCCACCCCCCTGCCGGGTTGGCCCGGCCTTCCCCGATTTCAAAATCATTTCGATCACGGCCTGCTGCATCTGCAAGGCGCGGATCTTGTCGTTGAGCTTTTCTAGCTCACTCTGTAACTGTTCCCGCGACGTGTAGTCCTTGGTCAGGGAGGCGATCGCCAGCTTGGCTTGCGCCTGTTCGTTCTCAATGGCGTCCAGCTTCTGGTTGGTCGTGGCCATGTGCAGGGCGAGCAGAGGCGCCTGCTTTACCAGGTCCTGAATGCTGCTCAGGAACCCGACCAAGATGGCGACACACAGTGCGCTGCACACGGCCGTAACCACTCGGGCTAGGCGTGAATACCCCGCTGCACGACGTTCTTCAATTGTCATAGGCGCTCCCCCTTGGGTCAGGTCAACACAATCATGCGTGGTTGTTGGGTGACGGCGACGGCGTTACTGAAGGCGACTTCGACCACCATCTGGCTGATACGGCCGTCGATTGGGGCACTGATCGCCACTTCGGTGACCAGCTGCGAAATGCGGGCTTGCGCCACGGTGTGGTGAATAACTTCGGTTACCACCTGCGAGACGCGGCCTTGCGCTACGGTGGCGTGAATCGCCTCATTTACCACCTGCGAGACCCGGATTTGGGTCGCGGTGCTGGTAGGGAGTGGGGCGGTGTCACCGTTAGTGCCGACACTGAACCAGTCGATGTCTCGTGTGCCGGTGGCGCTAATTTGGGTTACCCCCACCCACCCGGCCGCCGTAACCGATGAGTCAGTTACCGTGACGCTCCAGGCGGTGGGTTCTACTTCGCCGTCCTTCCAGATCCGCATCTGCACGGTGGTGCCGTTGGCCCGGAAACGGATGTAATACCAAGCGTTCGCCGTCGGACTGAAACTGACGAACGTGCCCAGGTCAGTGTTGGCCCCGGCCACGAATTTTTGCAGCTTGTAACCGATGCTACTGGGGTCGAACTTGATCAGGTAACCGTTCTCGGCCGCCGCTGCCCCTGAGCCCCTGACCGTCAGTTGCGGTAGCTCGACCGAGCTGGTGCTGGGGCGAACCCTCGCCAGAATCTCGACGTTGGCCCGGTTGGCATCGGCGTCGATTGCATTCCAGGTCAGCAGGTGGCGAGCTTGAGAACTCGCGGTATGCTCCAACACCTTGCCACCTTCCGTGGCGGCCTTGCTGCGCGTTAGCCAGGTGGTGGAGGTGGTGACCCACCGCGCCGTCCAGTCGGACGGCTGAACGTCGGCCGTGTAGCTGTCAAAACTGGTCGAGTAGGTGGTCATGTCAGACGTCCGCCGAGATCCGCACGCCGAATTCGGCCGCGTTCAAATTGGTCTGCGACCAGTCCGCCGAGGTGTTGGGGTCCTGCTCAAACACCTTCTGCACGTACTTGGCGCTGGTGGACAGCGGCTGTGAGGTGCCGAAAACTTCCGTTGCCCCGGATTTGATGAACACCTCGGCCCCACGGAAACCCGCGTCCGCCTTGTAGCAGTAGGCGCTCACCTGCACCGCTTTGATCGACCCGGTTTCCGAAGCGTCCTGGAAACCGTAGGAATCCTTTGTCAGGGCGGTGCTGGAACTGACGTAGTCGGTGGTGTTGGGCGTGGTTTCGTCCACCAGCGTGTTGTGCGTGGTGCCGGTGCTGCACGTCATCGCGGTGTACGTGCCGTCTGCGTTGGGGTAGTACGGTTTGATCTTGATGTCGCCCAAAAAGCCGCCGGTGACTTCGGTGGACGACGCTTCAGTGCGCACATAAAAATCATCAATGAAGGAAGTCACCGACAGCCCGCGAATCTGGAAGTATTCAGCGGCATCCAGGGTGGCGTGGGCCTTGGTGTCGGCGCCTGTAACCGTAATCTCAGCCACGCCGTTGACCCGAACTTCGATAGCCCCTGCGGTGTCGTGGATGTAGACCCGGACTTCCAAGTAATACCAAGTGTTTGCGGCAAAAACGGTGGTCCCCACCCAGTTGTCCGTTGCACCCACAAACGACAAGCCCGTAGACGTGCAGCGCCCGACATGCAACTTGCCATCAGAGGCAAAGGTGAAGGCGAGTTGCGTGGTGGTCCCGTAGGTCTGCTCGTTGGTCAACACAGCGAAAGCCCCGGACCCAGAAAAGGCCGTCCCAGTAGGCGCGGACCCAAACCGAATACCCATCCCAAACACGATGTTGCGCGCCGCGATATTCAGCCGCTTGCTCATTTGTTGGGCGGCCGGACCACTGCCGATGTTCAGGGATTGCCCACTGTTACGGAAGGTCGTGGTGGAAATGGATGGGTTGAGGTCGGCGTTATCCCACTTGGCCCCTACATCCGCTGCGGTGTAATGATCGAAGCCATCCAGAAAATTTGTTACCCAAGCCATGTCAGCGCACCCCTACGACAGAGAATGAAAAGTCCGCGAGCGTGGCGTCGGCCGTGCCCGGGGCCTTGAATTGCAAGGCGTCACCAACCGCCAGGCTGAACGCCGAAGCGGCGATAAAGGTCGGCGCCGCACCGGCTGCGGCGAAGCGCACGGTGCCCACTGCCGTGACGCCGTGGCCGCTGGCGGCGATCTTGTTGACGGTGATGTCGGTCTGCGCGGTGGCCGCGACCAGGGCGATCCCGCTGGAGCCGGCCATGGCGGCGGCGAAGTCGATGGCATACGGCGCGGTGAACAGGCCGAGCACCTGGTTGGCTGCCGGCACACCGTTCCACGCCACACCGATCACCACCGGTTCGTCATAGAACTCCAGCGCGTTGGCTGCTGCGTTGACTCGCACGCCTTTCAGCGCCTGCCCGGAGAAGCTGGCCGGTACGTCAGACAGGCCGACAAACGCCGTGGCGCCAGTGGTGTCGGTGACGAACTCTAAGCCGGTCCCTGCCGAGTTGACCCGGACCTTCTTGTTGGCGGCGCCGGTGTAGTTGGCAGGCACGTCGCTCAGGCCGGTGAAGGCGGTCGCGCCGGACGTGTCGGTGACGAACTCCAGGCCCGAGGCATCGGCCTTGACCTTGACCTTCTTGCCGCCCGCGCCGGTGTAGTTCGCTGGCACATCGCTCAAGCCGGTAAATGCAGTGATGCCCGCCGGCACCGTGACGAACTCCAGGCCCGAGGCATCCGACTTGACCTTGACCGTCTTGCCGCCTTGGCTGGTGTAACTGGTGGGCGCGTCCGTGAGCCCAATGAAACTTGTGGGGGTGGCTGCTGCCGAGAACTCGATGCCGCTCTCATCCCCCTTGACCGTGATCACCTTGAAGGCGGAACCGGCGTAGGTATCTGGCGTGTCGGTCAGGGCGAGCAGGGTGGTGGTAGCCAGAGGGGCGAACTCCAACCCTGTCGCCGCCGCATTGACCCGGACGAACTTCAGCGCCTGACTGGCGTAGGTGTCGGGGGCGTCCGGCAGTTCCAGGAAGTTCGCCGGGCCGCTGCCGATCGCAAACTCGACCCCGGTGCCGGCGGCGTTGACCCGCAGCACTTTCAGCGCCTGGCTGGCGTAGGTGTCAGGGGTGTCGGACAGGGCGAGCAGGGTCGACGGTGCGGCGGCGGCGCTGAATTCCAGCCCGGACTCATCGCCCTTGACCGACACCACGCGAAACGCCTGGCCGGTGTAGGCGTTCGGGGTGTCGGACAGGGCCAGGTAGCTGGACACCGGGCTGCCGAACTCAAGGCCAGTCTCTGCCAGGTTGACCACCGGCACCTTGCCTGCCTGCCCGGTGTAGCTCGCGGGGGCGTCGGTAAGCCCGGTAAACACTGTGGGAGCGGCGCCGGTGGAGAACTCCAGGCCGGATTCGTCAGCCTTGACCTTGACCATTTTGTTGGCCTGGCCGGAGTAGCTGGCCGGTACGTCGGACAACCCGGTGAAGGCCGAGGCACCGCCACCGCCGCCAGTGCCCGAGGCGATCGACACCACGTTGACCCCGTCGCAGAACAGCGCGCCGTTGGTGCCGGACGGCAGAGCCACACCGGTACCGGACGGGGTCTTAACCGTCACGGCAAACGCGCCAGCCGTATCGTTGTCGATGAAATAAACCTTGGCCTTCGCCGGCACGATCAGGTTGCGTGCCGCCGTTGGCGTGCCGCTCAGGCGGATCACCCCCTGTTCCATGGCTTCGGCGGTGGTCAAGGTCACGTCGGCGGTGGTGATGCTCTTGCTCAGCAGGGCGCTAAAGGCCTTTTCCGTGGCTTCGATCCGCTTGTCCGGGCTGGCGTAGGTCAGACCCGAGTAGCCACTGCTGAGCAGGTCGAGCAGATCCTGGTAGCCCGGGGCATAGGTGGCCAGCTTGTTGACCGAAGTGAACGCCGTGCCGGACCACACCACCGAGTACAGTGCGGCGGCGCTGCTGGTGTCGCGGTACGGAATGCCGTCGATGCCCATGCGAATGTAATAGGTACCGGCGGCGGCGCCACTGAACGGAATCACCGTGGTGGTCGACTTGTACGCCATCTGCGCGGCGCTGGCACTCCAAAAGAAGCCCGGCTGCAAGGTCAGGTTGGTGCCTGACGTGCTTTCGGCGAATGAAGTCTCGCCGACCAGCGCCACGGCGATCGGGCCGAACATCGCCTTGCCGATGTTGAACAGGTTGGTCGGACTGGCCGCCGCGCTGCTCAACGTGTCGACCGTGCCGGACATCACGTTGATCGCGGCTTCGATCGCGTCATAGTTGGCGTTGTGTTTGGGGATGTAGGCCGTTTCCCCGGTGGTCGCAAGGCGCTGCAATGTAATAGTCATGCTTACCTCAGTTCGATCAGGACGCCGCCACGGAAAATCCCTGTCGCGCCGTAAGGCACAACGCCGTAGCCGCCGAAGCTGGCGAGTTCGTCATAGGTCAGGGCGCGGGCGACCAGGCCGACATCGACGGTGGTGCCGAGGTCGTAGGCAATCGGGCCAAAGCTAGGGTCGGGAATGTGAACCGGGGTGCGGGTGTACGAACCGGGGCGGCGCTTCGACAGGCCAGTGACTTCCCAGCGCCCGGTTTCCGAACGGCGCAGGCGCACGGCGGTGCCGGCGTCGGCGTAGATCAGATCCCGGCTGTTGGCCGCGATCGCCACGTTGCGCAGCGGTGCCACCACTTCATCGCCGGTGTTGCTGTCCAACGACTTGAGGCCCACGTCGACATCGCAGCCGTAGGTCAGGGCGAGGCCGTCAGTCACCAGCAGGGTCGGGCGGGTCAGGATGGTGCCGTCAATCTCCCTGATCGACTGGTCAATTTCGCCACGAATGAGGTAGGTCAGTAAGCCGGCCATCAGACGCGGAACCCCTGTACCGAGAGCATGGCCGCCGACCCACGGGTCAGGTCGCGGGAGAACGTCAGCACGTACAGGCGCGAACCGTCCGGCAGTTGCAGGATGTCGCCGCGCTCCAGCGCCGGGTGGTCAATGATGTCGACGTTCCAGGTGATGGCCGACAGGGAGCGGTACAGCAGTTCGCGCACGGCGATCTGCTGGGCGTGGCCTTCGTTCATCACGAAGTCCGAGTCAAGACCTTCTTCCAGGCGCATCCATTCTGGCGTGCTGTCGTTGTAGGCTTCGGTGGTGTTGGTTTCGTGGACGTAGTCGTAGGGTTCACCCCAAATCTCATACACCCCGGTGCCGAGGGACATGATGATCAGGAAGAACGCGATCTGCCCGGCGGCCTCGGCGATCCGCCCGATCGGGATGGTGAAGCCGGTTCCGGTTGGCCCTACCTGCACCACATCCGGGTCGGTGGCGGCGTACAGCATGGCGGCGAGGGCGGCGGTGGCTAGGGTCGGTACCCACGCCTTGCTGGTCACGGTTATTTCGCCGCTGAACTCGCTTTTCTGTTCGTAGTCCTCATCGCCGACCGGCAGCAGGCCGTCGTTGACCGAGGTGATGGTCTTCATCCAGGTGTTGTCGGCGCGCTGCCGGCGGTCGTCCGACCAGTACAACTCGCGTTCCTGCTTGAGCTTGAAGAACCCGGCGGTGATCGACTCGCGAGCCAGCACCTGAGCCTGCTGCAAGCTCTTGCTCAGGTTCGGGTCGAGCCACTTGAGAATCACGGAGGTTACGGCGGTCTTGTTGCGCGAACCGCTGATACGCAGCAGTTGGTACGGCTCCAGCACTAGGTCGGCAGGGCGCACGATGTCGCGGGAGATTGGCTTAAAGCGCCCCAAGGCGTCGACCCACGGCTCAAGGCCAGCGACCTGCAGGATGTCGGTCAGCATGTCCCATGCCGGTGTGTCGGCCAGTTGGGTGTCGCCATGCACGGTTGCGATGCCCAGCACCAGCGAGCCACGGATTTCCGAGGTGGTCAGGCCGATGGCGGTGAGCACGTCCCGGGCAATAACGCCCAGTTCGCTGCCAGCGGGATAGACGTTGCCGACCCACTTGGTCTGTCGCCACAGGCTGTTGCTGTCCCGGCTGCGAACGGTCAGGGACATGGCGCGCTCGCCACGGCTCTCGCGGTAGTCCGACAAGTCCTCGATCTGCCCGTTGAACAGCGGCAGGCCGTCGAGGCGCACCTGGATCAAGTCGCCGATCTTGGGCTGCGCCACGCCGTACAGTTCCTGATAGAACACCAGGCCCACGGTCAGGCCAGTCTCGGACTGGGTGATGTTGTCGGCAAAGGGGCTTAGGTCCTGGTACATGGTGGCGGTGCCGCCGACCAGTTGCGCCCAGGTGGTGCTGGTCGCCTTGTAATGCACCAGCTGGACGTTGCGCACAACGTCCTCGCTCGGGTAGCGCAGGTACGGGAATTCCGTAAGCATTAGGGCACCGAAGTTTCACTAACGATGGAATTTGCGCCAGCAAGTACGCCGGCCAGTTGGACTTGCACGGTTCCGTTGTTCTCGCTGGCTTTCCTGCCAGGGCTCACGGTTGCCGCTGAATCATTCCCTACAGTGTAGGTCAGCTCTTGACCTACGATCCCTTCACCCGCGCCGCCATACACCCGATTGAGCACCGGCACAGTCTTGCCCTTCTGCGGAGAGCGCAGGGGGATCGGCGGGGTCATGCCAACGGGCAACGCCACAGGGTAGAAGCCTTTGAGTTTGGTGGTGCAAATGCAGTCGGGTAGGGTGTCAGGCGAGTTGAAGCAGAACATCACCCGGCGCATGAACGGGTCCCAGGTGAACGCGGTGTTGGCCCAGGTGAAGCCGCCACTGACCAGCCCGGTGTGCAGCACGCCGGTCACTTCGCCGGTTTCATAGTTGAAGGCGGTCAGGTTGCCGTTGGTTTCCACGGCGTAGGCCATCGGCGGTTCGGCAATGAACAAGAACTCGATGTTGCCGGCCACGTTGATCGTGCGCAGCCAGTCCCCGTTGGAAAGCCGGCAGACCGACAACTGTGACGAAGTGTTTTCGTGCAGGCGGGTGATCACCACGTCCCGAGTGGGGTCAATGGCAATGGCGCTGGTACCGGGAGCGCCGCCGATGCTGCCGATGTTGGCCCCCAAGTCGGTGAACAGCACCGGGTGCATGGTCATTAACCATGTAACCGGGTCCACCTTAAAAAACCCGTAGTCGTAGAGACTGGTGGCCCAGATTGTTCCGTCAGGGGCGGAAAACATGAACGCGATCATGAAAGACGTGATGTTCTGGCGCATGCCCTTGAACGCACCAGAGCGGCCATCCCACACCAACGTCTGTACGCTCCAGCTCGGCCACTCGTCCTGGCGCATCACGCACAACAGATGCACCTCAAATTCGCCGGGGTAGTTCGGGTCTTTGACCGTGAACAGCCCGCGGAAAAAGTCGATGTACATGCTGCATGTGAAGTTTGTTTCGATGGGGCTGTACCAGAAGTAACTGATACCGTCGCCAGGGAAAACCCCAACGCGGGGCACGGCCCGGTGGGTTAGCGGGTAGACCGCTACGTCTGACTCAAAAACCTGTTTGATGGGCATCAGAGCAGCACCCCTGCGGTCAGGTTGAAGTTAAGGCCGGTGCTGCCGATCGGCAGGGTCACCCGGGTGCGGGCGTAGCCGTCCACGTCGGTGGTTGATTGCGCGATCTGCACCACCCCCGGCGTGGTACTGGACCAGTCCACCAGTACACCGGCACACGGTTCGCCACTGGCGCCAAGCAGGCGGGTGCGGTATTCGACCGAGCTGCCTTGGCCTACGATGCCGAGCGCCACAGGGGCGGACAGGGACGTGGGCATTGGCTCATCGGCGTAAATACTGATGGTGTGATGCACCTCGGGGCTAAGTTCCTGGCGCAGCACAAACCAGACCCCGAGAGCCGGGGAGTAGGTCGGCGGGTAGGCCGCGTCGAACCCCAGCTTGCGATGCCAGCTGACGATTTCCCGGTTGACGTGGTCGTACAGCACGGCGGAATCCATCGCCGATACAAACACTGTTCCGGCGGCAGGCCCCGGGCTGTAGGTGTAGCCGATGCCCCCGGCGTTCATGGTGGGCAGGGTGGCTTCGATGGCACCACTGCCGGTTTCACTGTGCAGACGACTGCGCAGTCCCATGAACAACACCCGTTCCGCCAGGAAGTAAGCACCACCGGCCAGCCAACTGGAGTCTGGGATGTCCACCCCCTCGGGGTAGAGGGTCACCGGATGCACGGAGCGCTTGACCATGTAGGTGAAGCCCGCCGACGCCACGGCGATGCCGGTGTTCTGCGTGTCGTGGCAGTAGAGGTCGTAAGCGGTCAATGACGGGTTACGCACGCCGGTAAAGCCGTCGAGCTGAATCAGGGTGCCGCTCTGCAGCGAATCGCCGGTGGGTTTGTGAATGACGGTCACGGCTGCCATCGCCATCAGCGAATCGAACCACGACGGCTTGTGAAAGCAGCGCGCATAGTTGCCGTCGATGTCCTTCATCGGGAACGGCCCGGCCAGCAGACGCAGGGCCATGTCAGGCCACCCTGCCGACGATGCGCAGTTTGACCGTCACCGGGTATTCCACCAGGTCGGTGCCGACCGATTGCGGGGACATGGTCATGGGCGCACCCCCGACCTCTATGCCGACGATGATCACGCTGAACTTCAGGCTGGTGACGTAGGAGGGGTGCCACTCGATGTACCCCACCGCCGGATCGGGCGGGTTCATCCAGAAGGCAATCAACGCCTTGAGCATGTCCAGCGGCATCGACAGGCCAGCGCTGGGAATCCAGCGTTCCTCTGGTGCCACGTCGCGCAGGCTGCCCGGCCACAGGGTGTTGGACGCCGACGACAGGGTCATCTGCGAGGTCCAGATCGGCGCGATGATCGCGTCCTCGGCCATGTTGGTCCATTCGTGCGGGGCCAGCGTGTAGTCCAGCGTGCCCAGCGTCGGGTGGATCATCCGGCCCTTGCCGGTACCCGGCGCAGCGGCGGCCACCACCGACAGGACAATGCTCTCGATCACCGGGCTGGCGTCGAGGATGGTGAAGTTGGTCGTTGCGGTCAAAAGGGGCATACCCACCTCACGGAACGTAATGCACAGAGACAGTCGGGGTGTCGCCTGCCGTGCCGGGGTTGTAGCGGGCCAGCGCAACGCCCTGGGCGTCGGTGACTTCGCTGATCAGGGTCAGGGTGCCGGAGCCAGCCAGCGTCCACTGGATCGCCCGGAAGGGCGGGCCAGTGAACACGATCACGCAGCTGCCATCCGTGCGAACTAGGGTGCCGGTCAGAGCGTGTAGGCTCATCGCTTGGCCCTCTCGTTGAGGATCTGCTGATCCAGCCAGTCACCCATGCGCATGCGCATCTGCGCCGGGGTGACGTGGACGTTGTAGATGTCCGAACCGCCGCCGGGGCGGCCGTTGGTGGACACCGGCGCCGCCGGCATCGAGCCGGTCAGCTGGGCTTGATCGGTCATCACCGCGCTGGAGCGGGCGCTGAGCATCCGCCCGTTGTTCACCGAGTGGATAAAGTCCGCGCCCAGTGCGGCGGTGGCCTTGGCGTTCAGGATGGCTTCGCCATTGGACACGCGCAGTTCTGTGTGCTGGCCGCTCGGGCCGGTCAGGTAGGCCGGGATCGAGTCCGAGGTGCCAGTGCCTGGCCCGTGAATGATGCCGCCACCGGCGAAGCCATAGGCACCCTTGTAGGTGGCGGCCCCGCCCGCGCCGCCAGCAAACATGCCAGCCACCATGGTGCCGAGGCTGAATAGGCCGGTGGCCTGGCCCGCGCCGCTGGAGCTGCCCAGCCCGAGCAGCCCGCCGAGGTTGCCGAACACCTTGCCGAAACCACTAGTGACATCGTCCAGCAGGCCAACGAAGCCCCCGCCCAGTTCCTCGAAAAAGCCTTTGCCTTCGGCGGCAACCAGCTTGTCCAGCCCCGGGCCAGCGGCGACTTTCTTCATCGCCTCGGCGGTTTCTGGCGGCAGGCAGCTGCCGTCTTTCTCGACCTCTGAACTGCCGAAGGTCAGCGAGCTGACCACCCGGTCAACGAAGCCCACCGGCTGGGTGGCTTGCGCCGTGGTGTGGGTGGCTTCGCCTTTCTTCGCCCCACCGCCAAGCCCCAAGCGCGCAAACAGGCTCGGCAAGAGGCCCTGTTGCCCCGGCTCCTTGCTGCCGAACAGGGTGCCGGTGAGGCTGCCGATCGTCTCGTTGCTGAGCGTCTTGATCAGCGTGCGCATGGTCTCTTTGGTGAGCGACGAGAACACATCGTCGATGGCGTGGCCGAGGCTTTCGCCTTCCACCACGGCATCGGCAAAGGCATCGCCGATGCCTTCGATGGCGCCGACCACATGGTCATTGATGACCTCGCCGAAGTGCTCAAACGACGACTCCGACTGTTCCAGGCTGCGCATGATGACGTTCGGGTCGAAGGCGCGCTTGAACCCCGTCTCCCAAGTGCCGGTGACGCGCTCCAGTTCCAGACCGGTCTGCCCCAGCGCCGTGTTGGCGTCGGCGATCACCGCTGTCAGGTCGTGGACTTCCGCCCGCGCCACGCGCAGCGACTCGGCCACGTTCCGGTTGTCCGGGTCGGCCAAGGATTTGGGGACCAGGTCCTGAACTTTGCCCTGGGCAATGCCCAGTGTGTTGATTGCGTTGTCGCGCTTGTCGAGCAGCAGGTTGCGTTGGTTGAGCAGGAAGTCGCGGCGCTGTGTGCGGTCCCCGGGGGCCAGGCCCTTGTCTTCCAGCCGGGCGTCATTGATCAAGTTGCCGCTGCTCAGGGTGAGCGCGAGCTGGGCGTCGATGTCGTCGCGCACTTGGCGCTCACGACGGAACACCAGCTCTAGGTAGGCCGCTTGCTCTTTGTACGGGGCCAGCGACTTGCGCTTTTCCTCAATCTCGGCGTCCGACAGGTCAGTCAGGGTGCCTTGCTGCCGCAGTTGTTCCTCAAACAGGGCCAGCCGTTCGGCGTTGACCTTGTCGAACTGGTCGATCGTCGAGTCAATCGCTGCTTGCGGGGTCAGGTTGGTGGCGTTGTCCAGCGTGCCTTTGAGCCGCGCCTGCTCGCCTGCCTTCTGCCGCTGGCCACGGCCCAGCTCGACCTTGGCCTCTTCGCGGTTGATCTGCTCCAGTTCCTTGGCGCGCTCGATTTCCAGCTTGGCGATGCGCGCCCTGGCGTCCAGTTCGTTCTTGAGAATGGTCTTGTCTTTGTCGATGTCCGTGTTCGACAGGTTGGCCACGCGCTGGCGTTCCGCCTCGGCGAGGTTGTCATTCTCGACCGCGATCTGTGCGTTGATCTTGGCGTTCAGCGCCCCGCGGGCTTGAGGAAACTGCTTGTTGGTCCTGAAGTCGTTGAACTCCGTGGTGGCTTTCTCCACGGCATCGCCCAGCGCCTGGCCCCGCTTCAGTTCCGCCGCGTAGGCTTTACGGGTTTCGATCTGCTTCAGGTAGGTGTCGTTGAACGTCTTGGCCAGATCGAGGAAGTCCTTGTATTCCTGTGTGCCGTTCAGCACATCCTCCATCGGAATGCCTTGGCTGCCCGGCTCCGTGTAGGACAGCGCCGCCTCACGGCCCACGGTGGTGTCCGGCATCTGCAACAGGTTGGTGCGGAAATCCGGGTTGGTGCGGACCTTCTCAAACAGTTCGTTGTTGATCTTGACCCGGGCGTCAATCTCGGCCACCGACTTGGCGCCGGTGATTTCCTGCCCCTTGGTGATTTCCTTGACCCCGGTTTCCAGCAGGCTCTTGTTGGCCCCCGGGTCCAGCTTGTCGGCGGCGGCGATCAGGAAGTCCTTGATCTGCTGCATGCGGTCGACAGCAGCCTTGCCGAGCTTTTTGTTCTCGGTTTCCAGCGACTGGATGGCCAGCCGGATGTCGACCTCGGCGGTGTCCTTGTTGCGGGTCAGCGAAAGCGCCTTGATTTTCAGCAGCAGGGCGTCGGCCTGCATCTTGGCCTCTTCCTGCAGGAAGCCCGCGCCGCCTTTGGAACGCACCAGGTCCGCCCAAACCTGCGAGGCCATTTGCATAATGGTGATCTGCTGGCCAGCGGCGAGCTTGCTGTCGCCGCGCATGATGTCCAGCATTTCCGGGAAACGACGGGCCACTTCTTCGGTGGCCACCGCCTCAATCTCGGCCACTGTGGAGGGTGCTTTCCCTTGCAGCTTGTCCAGGACTTCATGGCTTTTCGCGAGGCCATCCGACAGGGCTTCGGCCTGTCCTTTCAGGAAGCCATCCACCGCCGTACCCATGCCGGCGATGGAGGCCAGGCTGCGATCCAGCTGAACGGGGTCGAACTTTTCAAGTTGCGGGAACTTGTCGATCAGCTCCTTGATACGAACATTGCGTTCGCTGGGGGTCAGGTTGCTGTAACTCTGCGCCAGCTTCACCAGCTGCTCGCGCTGTTCCTCCAGCCCCGGGCCGAACACCCGGGCAATGGTCAGGTTCAGGTCGTCAGATACCCGCTCGATCTTGACCAGCCCGTCGCCTGCGCTGCCCACGGTCTCGCCGAGTTTGGCCAGGCGAATGTCGGCAGCACGGGCCGAGTTTTCGAATTCTTCGAATTTCGCCCGGCGGTTGGCCAGGGTTTGAGCACTGGAGGTGGCCTGATCCACCGCTTCTTCAGGGGTGGGCTCGCTAGGGAACGCCTCCTTGAATTTGTTCTTGGCGAAGTTACGCACCGTGGCGTAGGGGTTAATGGCCGAGTCCCACGAATTGAACAGGCCGTTCGGCCCGGTCAACGAGGACTGGCCCATCGAGCGGCGCTTGAGGTCCCATTCGTCCAGCTTCTGGATCGCCCTGTCGAGGAACTGAATCGTGTCGGTGAGGAACCCCAGCACCCCTTCACTGCGGCTGTAGGTGAAGGTGTTGACGGTCGACATCAGGCGGGTGAAGCTGGCGTTCAACCCTTCGATGGTGGTCGCGGCACCCGCCGCCGCAGCGCGGCCGAAGGTGATCTTGCCTTCGTTGGCGGCCAGTTCCTCCAGGTTCGCGATCATCGCCTTAATGGCGTTCGTCGAACGGATGTCGAAGGCCCGCGAGAGGTCCATCGCACCCTCATCGTTGAAGCCCAAGCGTTTCAGTTCGGTCAGCGCTGCGATCAGCGGCGAGCGGCCACGGCTGAACGCGAAGAAGCGGGCGCGCACCGCTTCCGCGCCCATTTCCTCGCCGAGGTCGCGGTAGCGGGCTTGCAGCGCTTTGATCAGCTTGGCGTCCGGGCTGAAAATTTCCAGCATGCCTTGGCGCAAGCCAGTGGCCGCCGTGCTGCTGCGGAGACCTGCGTTTTTCAGCGTGGCCACGGCGGCCAAGAACTGCTCGGAGGTCAGGTTGAACGACTTGGCGGTCTGTGCGCCGAGGGACAGGATGGTTTTCAGATCCTCGGCGGTCAGCTTGGATACGTTGATCGCCTTGGCCAGCTGGTTGCTGATCGTGTCGTCCGACAGCTCCTTGAACACCGTGCGCGTGGTCGACAGCAGGTCCGCCGCCACCTCAAGGTTGGCCCCGGTGGCCGCCGCGAAGTTGGCAGTGGCTTGCAGCGAGGTGTTCAGTTCCTCAACCGAGATACCCGCCTGCGCCAGAACCTTGGTCGCCCTAGTCAGGTCGAGCAGGGAGAACTTGCTGGTCCGCGCCACCTGGGCGACGGTGTCGGTCAGCTTGAGCATCTGCGCATCGGTCGAGCCGGTAACCGCCTGGATGTCCAGCATTTCGGTCTGGAGGTCGACCATCGACCGGCCGAGCGCGACGATGGCCGAAGCCAACCCGTAGAGGGAGCCATAGCCCACGGCGTACTTGAGGAACGAACGCAGGGTCGCCTGGAGCAAGCCCATGCCTTGGCTGGCCGGGGTGGCGGCCTTGGCCAGCACCGCCAGTTCATCGGACAGGTTACGGGTCGCCACTGCCGCCGCATCAATATCGGCTTTGCTGGCCCCGGATTTGGACAGGCCCTTGCCGAAGGCCGCCTGTTCGTTGCGCCGCGCCCGCACGTAATCCCGGGCCTGCTTGGCCTGTTCCGGCTCCAGTTCGGCCAGCCCATTGGGGTTTTCCCGGGCCGTCTCATAAATCCGCTTACCTGCCGCGTGCTTGTTCGCGCTGTCGAAGGTGCTCAGCCGCGGCATGGCGCGGATGGTGGTCGCCAGGTGATCGAGGCGTTGGTCGATCAGCGCGATGGTCTTGGCGAACTCGTCGCCTTCCTTGCGCGCCGTGATGTACTCGCCGCTGGCCACCCCGACAGTGCGCGCCGCCGATTCCTGCTGTGCCCGCAACTGGGTCAACTCGGCATTGGCAAAGTTCTTGGCTCGGGCGAGGGCGCGCCGGTCGGTGTAGCCGGTGAAATCGCCGTTGGCTTCCTCCAGCAATTGTTTGCCGTTGGCCAGCTTGAGGGCGTTGTTGCGGCGTCGTTCTTCCGAGGTGCGCACCGCTTCCGCGTGCTTGTCGATTTGTTTCTGCGTGTCGGCCGTGGCCCCCAGCGACTGGATACGGGTTTCCAGTTTGCGCAGGAACTCGCCATAGCGCTCGACCTCGACCGCCGCGGTCTTGGCCTGGTCGCTTGTGACGCCGAAGGTTCGGGCATAGGCGTTTTGCAACTTGATCAGGTCGCCCAGCTCACCCTTGACGAACGCCTGGGCTTTCTTCGCTGCATCGACATTGCCGAAGCCGTCGACCCCGGCGCCGATGCCGCCAGCCTGTTCCAGCGCGGTGCGCCCGGGGCGCAGCAGGCGGCCACGGGTAGCACGGGTCTGCGCCACTTCGGCTTCTTTCAGGGCCAGCTGATCGGCCTTGCGGTTGTTGGTCTTGCGCAGTTTCTCGACTTCGGACAGGTCAGTGACCCGCTTGGTCAGCCCGGCGTAAGCCTGCGACAGTGCGCCCAGTTGACGGCTAGAGCGTTCAGCTTCTTTGGATTGCTCGCCATAAACCTGTTCGGTCAGGGCGTGGATCTGCTTGCGGGCGTTCAACTCCTTGAGGGCAAAGGACGCGCCCTTGCTGGCTTCCACCGAAGAGGTAACGGCGGTCAGGTCGCCACGCAGGGCAGAACGCAGCGCCGCCTTTGCCTCGGGGCTCTTGCGGCCCTCGATTTCGCTGTCACGGTCCAGCTGGCTTTGTTTTTTGCGCAGCGCCTCGATCGAGGTCAGCTGGCCAGCGCGCTGATCGAGGTCGCGGAACGTCTGCGCCGAGAGGGCCAGCTTGCGCTCGGCGCGCTCGATGGCGCGAGGGTCCTGCACCGGGCGGGAGCGCTCCAGCAGCACCGCCCGCTCTGTAGCGGCCAGCGCCGAGGCGGCGAAGGCACGGCCTTGCTTGGCGCTGGCGGCGGTTTCAATCGCGCCGGTGTTACCGCGGGCTGCGGTGAGAAACGCCTTGCGCCCCTCCGGCGACTGGATCGCCCGGGTACGGCGAGCGCGTTCCAGGGTTTCAGCGGTGCGCGCCTGACTTTCCCGCAGGCGCTGATCGCGCACCGTATCCGTCTGCGCCTTGCGCATGGCGGTGGCGTTGGCCTTGAAACTCTGCGTGACGTTGTCGATCAGGGGCGAGATTTTACTGGCAATCGCGCCCATTTCGTTCAGTACGGTTTTCACCCCGGTCAGGTTCTTGAAGACCGGAAGCCTCTCGGCGTTGCCTGCGTTTTTCAGGGTGGTGAACAGTTTGTTCAACTGTTCCTGCGCGGTCGTGAGTCGACCGAATGCGGCGGGCAGTCGCGCCTGCTGCCCTTTGGTCAGCCTGTCCGGCGACGTGGCGGCGCGCTGCAACAGCCCCCGGTCTTTCCTGACCTGGTTAAGCAAGTCGCCGAGTTCTTCGGCTTGCCGCTTGGCAACGTCGAGGTCAAACGACTTCGCCAATGCCGACAGACGTTTCTGGAGTTCAAGTTCATCCTGGCGGTCGAGTTTGATACCGGCCTGGAACAGCGTCTTGATAATAATGTCTTCGCCGGCCATGTCTTAGAACCCCAGTTTTTTCATAATGTCGATCATGGAATCCACCGACGCTTTGTCGGTCATGTCGATGTCGTGGACTGTGTCGTTCTGGCTGGTCAACTTCCCGCCCGCGCCGAGTAGACAGGCTTCAAAGCGGGTGCGCAGGTCTTGCCAAACGTGCGCGGTTTTCATCTCGATCATGGACTTGACCAGGTCCATGTCGACTTCGCAGTACAGGACCTGTGCCCGCTGCGGGTCGTAGTCGGCCAGCCACAGGCAGAGCTGGTCGGTTTTCAGGGAGTTCAGCCACGCGGTGTACGCCGAACCGAAGCCATTGCCTTTAGGGCCGGGCTGCGTCGGGGTGGCGGGGGCTAGCTTTTCTTCCAGCAGGCGTTGCGCCACGGCCTCCAGATTGGGGCAGGGCATCTTTGCCTGTTCAGCGGCCAGCTCGATCGCCAGCCCCAAGGCCAAGTCAGGTTGTTGCTCGATGACTTCGCCCAAAATCTCTTTGAACAGCAGGGTGATCTTTGGCTTGCTGACGCGGAACAACGACATCGCACACCTCCGATCGCTGATGGAAAAAGGCCGGGCAGCGCCCGGCCCCTGTTGCGTTCCCGGACTTAGCTACCGCCGAGGGCGAGGAAGCCAGTAGGGTGGGACGGGATGATGTTGGCCAAGTGCGCCAGGTTGGCCCCGACGCCATACTCAGCCGCTGCCGGCTGCAAGCATTTCAGGGTCATGGTGGTGGATGCGAAGTCGCTGGAGTTGGTGGCGTACTCCAGGTTGCCCGAGATAGAGGCCTTCCAGAAGTTCCACACCAGCGGACGACCCGAGCTGTTTTCCTTCTGAACGATGGCGGCAGCCATGTAGTTCGTTTGGGAAACCGCACCGATCGCGACTTGTTTGGCCACAAACACAGGGTCACCTACCGCCAGGTCGAACAGCAGCGGGGTGGAGGCGTCCAGGGTCAGGGTGTTGGTCGACACCGAAGCCACGCGCAGGATCTGCACGGTTTCCGGGGTGTTGACCTTGTAAGCCACGATCAGGTCACTGCCCGAAATGCCGGTACCGGCAACGAGGGTCAGCGAGGTGGCCGCAGCCGAAGCGGCGGTGCCCACGGTGGTGGCCACGTCCGCGACAGCGGTGGTCACACCATCACCGATCGCGATTTTCAGGTTGCGGCGCGAGTATTCACGCAGCACGGTGGACACTTCGGCGGTCTGACGCACCACCGCCGAGTCCATCAGTTGCTTCGGAAAACCGCCTTCCAGGTCGACGGATTCCTGGCCGATGGTGACCGAGCAGCTGTCGACCAAGCCCACGGAGTGGGTCTGGAGCAGCTTCATGGCCGAGGTCATCGGACCGACACGGAGTTCGGCGGTCCCGATCTGAAACTTGTTCGTTACTGGCGAGCCCAAAGACATGGCTTTATCTCCTGCGAAGTAGTTTGGTCATCTGTTCCTGCATTGCCTTGCCCAGCCTGTTGGCCAGTGGTCGCATCAGCGGCCGGCGGCCTTCGTTCAAGAACGCGCGGTACACACCGTCCCGCTTGCTCGTTCTCCCCAAAGGTTCCAGCACTACCCCGCGCCTTCCCGCAGCGGCCCCCGCGATCAGCGCCCTACGAAGCGCTTGATCTAGGAAAGCCGGAGACAGTTTTTTGAATGCAATGGGGTGATCCACTTGGAAATACCCATTGCTCAGCATTCGAATAATTGGTTTTGAACGGATCGTCCGCGCCTTACCCGGTGCCCACTCAGCGAAGGCGGCATGCAAGGTGCCGGTGTCGAGCCAGAACACCTTCGGGCCGATGCTGCGCAGCTTGCCGCCGTAGTTGCCCCGCGCCCGTTCACGCTTGTTGTCGCGCCACGCTAGGCTCAACGCTTTCCAGCCCACCGTGACCGCCATGCGTTTGCCACCGGGCAAGTTCGGGTTGCTCACCAGCAGCCGGTTGCGGGCTTGGTCGTTACCCGGGATGCCTTCGTTCAGAAACTTTTGGGTCGCGTCGACCGCCGCCTGATAGAAGTTGGTGCCGATCACTTCCAGGCCGCGCTGCTTGTCTTCGGCGCGCTCAGTGATCGCCTTCAGCGTGCCCCCGTGTTTGATGATCACGGCGAGCAGTGCGTCTTTGTTGAGTTCAAAGCTGACGCTGGTGTTGTTAGCCATAGCGCACCGCCTTGCCCCGCAGCACCGCGTAGCGGATGCCGGACTGGCGATCAAACATCTGCGGCGAAATCTCGTTGGAAATCACCCGCACGAAACCCTTGCTCACGTTGTCCGCCGGGGAGGACGTGGGCAGGATGTAGTTGAACAGTTGGAACTCCTGGTCCGCCCGGAACACGTCGCGGATCTGCGACACCAGGTCGATCAGTGCGTAGTTGCCCGGGTCGGCCACGGTGCGCGCCCCGACCGAAAACTCAATCTCGTACAGCGGCGCACGCGGGTCAGGGACGAACGCCCCGAACTGCCAGAGCAGGGCAGGGCCTGCGCCTTTGAATGCCTCATCGGTTTGCAGCATGTCATCGACTTCGGCCCAGTCCAGACCGGGGTATTGCGCCTGCAAAGCGGCGCACTTGTCGGACACAAGTTTGTCGATGGTGCCCTTCACAATCAGTGGGAAGTCATCAGCCACGGCGTTGGACCCTCGCGGCTGGGATTTCCAAGGATTGGAAAACCTCGGTGATGTCGAGCACGTCGTCGTTGTCCAACCGGCGCACGTACATGTCGGTGGTGGCGACGACGTTGCGCGGAAAGTAGACGGTGTAGATGGTGAAGTCGGTCAGCGGGAATTCCCGCGAGTCCACCGCCGAGTAGCGCGACAGGTTGACCCAGGTGTCGAACAACACTTCTTCCGCGCCGGTCTTGTGCTTGACCCCGGATTGCAGAATGGTGACGGCCTCGCGGCAGACCCGCACATGGAACGGCGCCTGATGCAGGGCGAAGGTCGTGCCATACACGGCCTCGCCTTCGATGTCCTGGTTCAGGCTTTCCAGCATGTACACGGTCGGGCTGGTACCGAGGCGGATCACCGAGTAGGCGCCCGGCAAGGTTTGGTCGCCGGCCAAGGTCAGGATGCGTTTGCGCTGCCCGAAATCCCGCTCGGTGATAAACCGGTCGTAGACCTGCAAGCGCCCGCGCAGGCCGGTATCGTCCCAAACGCTGGTCGCAGCGTTCCACCCCAGCAAGGGGGTGTGGGCAAAGCGGCCGAGGGCGCGGGCGAGGTCGGCCATTACTGGATCACCTCGGTCACAGGGTCGGCGCCAGGGGTCGCCACGTTGACGTAGTTGGTGTACGGCGCTAGGGCTGGCAAACCCTCGACCGCCGCCTGCAACTCGTTTTTGTACTTCGCCACCTTGCCAGCGGCCAGTTCTGCCACCTTGCTCAAGTCGATCTTGAATCGGTCGAGCTGGGCCTTACCGTCCGTGACGATCTGCGGCACGGCGAGCGGGCGGTTGGCGAATTCCAGCGCCACGAACCATTGCGCATACAGCTTGATCCGGTCGGCGATCGCCTTGGCAGCGGTGGTCGGTGTGCCCGTCGTGCCAGCGGTGTACAGCGCGGCATGCGTCGGCAACCAAGCGTCGAGGTCGAGGCTCAGTTCCAGCGCGACCTGCGAATCCACCATGTAGCGATCCGGGCAATCGTCCTGATCCACACCAAGGCAGCCGCGCACCGCGTCGGTGTTGGTGTAGCTGCCGAGGTTGGCCATGGGCGTCTCCTTACGCTTCGCTGATCAAGCCGGCGAGCAACTGGCCGTGCAGCCAGGTGCCGTCCGCTGGAGCGGCGTCGACTTTAACGGGGGTCACCGGGCCGTAGTGGATGTTCGAATCCGGGTCGGTGTAGCCGTAGGGGGTCGTCGACTTGAGAAATTTTGGCCAGCCGTCTGCCTTGGCAGGTGCGGATGCCTTGGGTGCGTCTTGCGGTTTTTCAGTGGTACGGGACATGGCTCGGCTCCTGCGGTTGGGGTTGGGGGCCTTGCGGCCCCCTTATTCCATTTACAGCGTGAGTGTCATCACCTTGAAAGCATCTGGGTATAAGGTGTGGGTCATTTCCCCGAAATCGACACGGAACGCGGTCGCACGGCGCAGCACGAACTGCTCAACCGCCGAGTAGGCGGCAGAGATGTTGATGACGCGGCGCAGGGCGAAGCGGGTGTCGATGCCGACGAAGGTGTTGGCGGCGATCACGCCGTCATCGACGATCAGCAGGCGAGGATCTGGACCAGTCAGATTCTCGATGCTCACACCCTGGTTGAAGCCTTCGGCCTGTGGCACGAACACCGTGTCGCGAGTCGGTTTGCCCGAGCGCGCCTCGATTGCCAGCGCGGTGTCCAGGTCGCAGATCGCGCCCAGGGTCAGCATGCTGCGGCGCTGTTTGTGCATGTACTTCACCCAAGCCCGATGGGTCAGGGTGCCAGCCGCCACGATCGAGGAGTCCAGGGTGTTGGCCTTGAACGAGGTCTTCGCGGTCTCGCCACGGTCGACATCCCCGGAGACGATTGCAGCGATGTCCGCCTGCACCATGCGCACGCGCTCAGCGCGGGCTTGGGCAGTCATGGCCAGGTTGACCAGGTCCAGGGTCGACGCTTGCGCGGCCTGGTCGGAAATCAGCAGACCAATCGACTTGGTTGGAATGCTGTTCGAACGGGCAGCGGTGGTGATGGACAGCATCACGTCCGGCTCAGCCAGCTGAGCGATCGGCATCGACGAGTAGCCTTCAGGACGGGTTACGTCGATCACGGGCTGGTCGAACTTTGGCCCGGTCACGGTCTGAGTCTGCGCGATGAAGGTCGACCAAGTGCCCAGCAGGTCGCTGTAGTCGTCGCGCAGCTTGGACTCGATGGCGCGCATCAGGATTTCCGGGTAGAGCATGCGGCCAGCCACGGTGGCACGGTCGGAACCGTCGCCGCGGGTGATCGAGCCCATCTGGATGCCGGTGTCGAACATTTGTTTCATGCTCGGCGGGTGCATGCCCATGCGGCTGTCGGTCGAGGTGTACATGCCGGAGTGCAGCATGGCCTGTTGCAACACGTCGCCGTACTTAACGAGGTCGGTGGCGCCTGCGTACATCTGGTTCAGGTGCTGCGACAGGGTCAAGCCCTTTTCGGATGCCTGCGCGTACATGCGCACGTCGAACGGCACCTCAACGAGGTTACCTTCGGTGTTACGCAGTTTCAGCGTAGTGGTGAGATCGCTCATTTCGTTTCCCCCAAAGATGTGTCGGAATGAGCGTTAAACGCGCTCAATCAAAACCTGGTCGCCGGCAACGCCGGTACCAGTGACGATGCGGATCACGCGCCATGCGAACAGCCCCGCCTGGTTCAGCGCGCCGTCGTCGGTGGCCGCAGTGGCGGTCGCTTTCTTCACCTGCGCAAAACCGGCAGTGCCGATTGCGACTTGGGTGAAGGCGACGACGTAGTCACCCACTGCCAACGTGGCCTGAGCTGCGCCGTTCTGCACCACCTTGCGACCGCGGCGCTGGACCGAGCCGAAGACGAAGCCGGCGTTAACAGTGAAAGGCTCGATCGCGGTCAGGAAACCCTCGATCGCGTCACCGTCTGCGCAAGGCACATAGTTCTGCGCCGTGCCCGCCTTGTAGGCCTTGTTCAGGTCGTTGTTACCGATACCGCTGGACGCGGCGGCACCAAGGGCAGCCGAAATGGTGTCCTTCATCGCGTCGGTGACGCTCTCGTTGTAAACAAAAGTGGTCATTGGTCATTCCCCCAAAAAAGTTTTGTTAGAGCTTCACGCAGTCAGCGCTGGGCGCGTAGGCCTGTGCTTTGGGCGTACCCAAATCGCCTTCGCCCGGCACTTCGGCTTGCGCGCCGATCTTCATCCGGCTGTTGAAGTCAGAGAGCGTGCGGTGGTAGGTGCCGATCAGGGTTTCCGCGCTCATGCCGGTGAACGAGGTCGGGCTGCGGCTCAACGGCAATTCCATGCGGTTGATGGCATCACCACAGATTTTCATCAGCGTGGTCATGCTGGCCGAGCGTTCCGTTTCACTGGCTTGCAGGCGCTTGACTTCACCCCGGGCATCGGCCAGTTCGGTCGACAGCGCGATGATTTTGTCCAGGGTCTGATCGGACAGTTGTTCCGCTTTCGCGGCCGGGGCCGGGGCAGCTTCTGGCTCAACCTTCGGTTCTGGAACAACCGGGTCAGCAGCGGCGGCGAGCGCAGCAGCAGCTTCGGCGGCTTCCAGTTCTTCTTTGGTTGGTTCTTTGATTTCTTCGGAGAGCTTCGGATCAGCCAAGGCCAGCTGCTCAGCCATCCCCGAAGCGACGGCCGCTTGGCCCGCGTCAGTCAATTTGCGCTTCATATGGTCCACACCTAAGTAGGTTGATGGGGTGAGTACAGAGACCTGTGGCTGTCGATCACCCACCGCTTTCATCACGGCGGAAACCGCCTTGTCGAAGGTAGTGATTTGGTCTACTAGCCCCACTGCTACAGCGTCTTCGCCCATAAAGACGCGACCTTCGGCAGCGGTTTCGATCAGTGCCGGTACGTCGATGCTCCGGTGCTTGGAGACGTGCGCGAGGAAGAGTTCGTAGAACTTCCCCATGCGCGCCTCGATGTCGGCCCGAGCCTTGTCGTCCAGCTTTTCGTAGGGGGAGCCCAACGCTTTGAACTCGCCCTGGCGAAGCATGGTTACGTCGATGCCCTGTTCCTTGAGCATCCGGGCGTAACTGAAATGTGCGGTCACTACGCCGATCGACCCGTCCAGGGCCATCGCGGAGCTGAAAACTTTTCGGCCGATGCAGCCGATCCAGTAACCGGCGCTGAGCATCTTGGTACCGGTGTAGGTGTAAACCGGCATCACGTTCTTATCGAACTCGGTCAGGAAGTCCGACAGCTCGCCGATGCCCTCGGCGCTGCCGCCGCTGGTGTCGATGTCCAGCAGCAGGCCCCGGCAGCCGGACTCAGCGGCGACGATCGCGGCGTTGCGGATTTCCTGGTACGAGCACAGGCCCACGTAGCGGTTGTAGAAAGTTTCCTTGCTGACCATGCTCCCGCTGATGCTGAGCACCGCAATGTGGCCATGGCGGGTGAGCATGTAGCTGTATTCCGGGAACCCGTCGAAGCTCTCGTCTTCGTCTTCGTCGTCGCCGGCATACAACTTAGGGTCGAGCGCGGCCAGCTGCGTCAGGCTGGTGCGGGCGGATAGCATGCTGTCGTCGTCGCCATACCAGATGTCGCCGAGTTGCAGGCTTTGGCCGCGAGGTGTCTTGCTGCGTTTGGCGGTCATTGGCTGGCGCCCCCGGCTTTTTTCGGTTCATTCGATTGCAGGGCGCGGCCCTGCGGGTCTTCGTTCGGGCTCGCGGCGTTGGCGTCGATGCCCTTGCTGCCACGGCGGAAGCCGGTGCCAGCGAGCGGCGGGGCGCCCGGGGCGCGAGGGCCGGTGCCGAGGTCCCAAGCTGCTTCGTCGTCGGTCAAAAAGCCTTCGGACAACAGTTCAAGGGTCCGCGCCTGGCGCATGGTCTTGAACGCTTCCAGCTCCAGATCCGGGCGCAGGTTGATCGGGTCGAAGCGGAACTTGATGTACACGTCGGCGCCGTACAGGCGGGCGGCCAGCGTGAGGATGCGCGACAGGTTGGTTTCGACCGGGCGGCGGGCGGCGTTGGCGATCTTGAGGAACACCAGGCTTTCGGTGTTGCTCAACGATTGCGAGCCCTGCATGCGCAGGCCGAGCATCGACGGGTTGGATTTGAGCGAGGTGGCCAGCAGGCCAGAGAGCGTTTCGATCAGCGGCACGTAGTCGCTTTTCTCGCCCTGCGCCTTGAGCATGTCCGGGGTCACGGTGTCGTAAATGACCAGCGCGTCTTCCGGGTTGATGCCCTTCAAGTTTTCCTCGATCTTGGTTTTCACCGCATCGAGCGCGTTCTGCAACTTGGTCTTGTCCGCCTTGATTTCAGGGGGCAGCGCGGCCATCACCTGTTCGATGTTGATCTTGAGCACCAGACGGCCGTGACCTTGGCGGCGCACGGCACGGCGCATTTCTTCCAGAAATTCGCCGTAGGTGTAGGTGTTGTTCACCCCGGCCGAGAGCATCGAGTCGGAGTAAGCGCGGTTCGCCTGACGGTGCAATTCGCTGATGAACACCGTGGGCACATCGAGCAGCACCGGGTCGCCCTGACTGCGGTTCTGCTGCGGTACCTTCTTGGCTTTCGGGCCGCTGCCGACGTTCTTCCAATCAATCGTTTCGAATGGAATGGTGTTGATCTTGGTAGGGAAGCGCGCCTTATCCAGCACCAGTTCCTGGCACAGGGCGCTGGTCAGCACCACTTCCAGCAGGGACTGCTCCAGCAGACTCTCAAACGAAGTCTTGTCGCCGTAGCCCTGGCTGTAGTCAAAAAGGGTGTCGAAGCCGGCGATGATCTGCCGAGCCATCAGGCTACCGGCCAGATCGAATTGGCCGGTTTGGGTGTTGTAGGCCTTGGCGCTGTAACCGGAAAGAGCAACTTCGACAAAACTGAATGCCGCTGACGAGAAGGTCCCTTCGCGGGAATACAGGTCGCGGATCGAGCCGATCAGGTTGTTCCGTGCGCGGCTGGCACTGATCGCTTCGTTGACCGTTTGGCGGTTATCCCGGGGCACAACCTGGTCCGCCCCGGCGCGATCAAAAACCGTTTCAGTCACGGCTTTGTTCACGAGCGAGCGCGGCAAAACAATAGGTTGCGAGGTCGGTGCAGGCACTTGTGTTGGCCCCCCAAAGGCCCGGCGGTTATGGTGAAACCCGCTCTTATTCGTAAAGCGTAGACGTGGTTTCCAAAACGGTGGTTGCGAAGACCAAAAAACCCGCAATACTCAGGGGTTTAGCGTTTAAAACCGGGGGGCAGCCAGAGGTTGGATTCGCTCTTGAGGTCTTCTTCGGACTTCAAACGCACCAGCCCGAGGGTCGGGATGTAGGGCACCACCAGCTCTTTCGGCGGTACGGCGATGATCCGCCGGGCCACGTCGGCGTAGCCCAGCGAGTGGGTGTAGTGGTCGTCGGCGGTGGCCACCCACTGCACAATCGTTTCCCCGCTTTCCTGGTCGTGGGTCTCGATCCGCTTGAACGCCCGCAGGTGGGCGCGGGCCAGCTCGTACTCCGAACTGTTCTTCGTCAGGCGCGTGCCGCCCTTGTTCACCCGGCGCACCAGGTTGTCGTACAGCGCGGTGCGGTTGACCGTCACCAGGCCTTCGACTTCGTCGCGGGCAATCAGTACGTCGAGGGTCTTGAGGGTTTTCGCTGGGCCGGTGTGGTAGCGGCAGGCGTAGATCAGGCCGCCACCTTCCTTGACCAAGTGCTGGGCCAGCGTCGAGTCGGGGCCGGAGTCGACCACCCCACACACACAGCCGAACAGCTTGAACAACAACATGGTGCGCTTGCCGACGTAGTTGTCACCGTCCTGGCGGATACGTTCCTGATACAGAATGTCTTCGCCGCCGCGATCATTGGGGATGGTGATGGTCAGCCAGCAGGTCTTGCCCACGTCGAGGCCCATGTAGGTGCCGGAGGTCACGCGCAGGCCCGTGAACTCGGCGTCTTCGGGACGCGGAATGTGCAGGGTGGTGGCGAAGTTGACCATTTCTTCGTCAAGAAACGACGACTGAGCATCCTCAAACGGCAGCCCGAGCTTGAAGTTCACCCAGTCCTTTTTGTTCTCGTACTCGCCGAGCAAGGCCAGCGTGCGCGCCAGCGGGTTGATCGCCGGCACGTCGATCGGGATCACCTGGTAGCTGTGTTTGTCGGTGCGGTCGGGGAAGGTGTGAATCCAGCGGCGGCGGGACGGGTCGATGAAGTCGCGGTGCTTGAGGCTGTGCCGGCACAGCGAGCAGAGGAAGTAGGCATCTTGAATGTTGATCGCCGGGTTCAGCAGGTCGGAGCGTTCGAAGTCCCGCAGCGAGCCGTCGTAACCGGGGATGACCACGTCGCGGAAATAGTCGAGGGTCATGTACTGGTGGCAGTGCGGGCACTTGGTGGCGTAGTGCGCCTGACTGCCCTTTTCGAACATCAGGTTGATGCCGTAGCGGAACACCGTGGGGGTGGAGAAACTGCGCTTGAGGCCTTCGCCTTCCTTGCTGTGGCCAAGGCGGGAGTCGAAGGTGGTCAGCACCCGCTGGTTACAGAAATCCACTTCGTCACGGAACAGCGCCTGGGCCGGTACCGAAATCGCCGAGACGCTGCCGAAGGTGCCGCTGATGTACAGCAGCGAGCGGCCGATGCGCTTCTGCTCGTTGTTGTTGAGGTCCTTGTCGACCAGCGCGGTCAGGGTCCGGGAGTCGGTCAACACCGGGTTGATTCGCCCCTGGGCAAAGCGCTTGGCCAGCGCCGAGGTCGGCATAATGTAGATAATCGTGATTTTCTTGGCGATCGCCATCATCGCCAACATCATGCGAATCCAGATTTCCGAGGCGCCGACCTGGCTGCACTTCTGCATCGACACGTCTTCGGTGGTGTCGGCCAGAATCTCAGGCTGGTATTCGTGTTCGTGGAAGGTCCACGGCCGGCTCGGGTCTTTCGGGTCGGTGGTGTGGTTGGTCAGCCACTTGGGAATGCCGCTGAAGTCCCGGGCGTCATAAGCCTGCATGCGCAGGCGCTCCAGATAAACTTCCAGCTCCGGGCGCAAGCCACTGCTCATTGCAGCCCCTCCAGCCGAACGCGCAGGCGTTCCAGGAACTGCTCTTTCAGCTCATCTTTCAGCTCGACCAGGATGTCCACGGTCGCCGCTTCGACGGCGCGCATGCGCTCCATCGACATGATCCGGGCGTGGTTGTCCATCAGGGTCTTGATCATGATGTTGCAGGTGGTCAGCACTTCCTTTGCCTCGCGCACGTTGCAGCCTTCGCGCAGGTGGCCGTTGGGGAAAACGTGCTGCCGCAGGTTCTGCACCGCGACGATCTGCAAGCCCATTTCATCGGCCAGCGAGAAGTCGGCGCCGTAGCCTTGGCCGGTCACTTCCAGGGTGCCAGCGGGCAGGGCGGACACCAGCTTGTGCAGCTGGTCTTTGTTCAGGCGCGGCAGGAAGTCGTGGATGAACACGCTCAGGCCGGTGGCGGTGCGCCCCATGTCGGTCTCGGCAAACATCGCGGAACGCGGACTGATGCCCACAATCGGGCCGTCCAGGGCGTCCGGCATTGGCTGCAAACCTTCAGCCTTTGGCGGTTCCGGCGGCGCTTTGAGCACGGCCGGCGCGTCGAAATCAGACAGTTCGCTCATGTCAGCCCCGCCGTAGAATTTTGCTGTCGTAGATCCGCACTTCGTCCGGGTCCAGCCCAGTCGACTGCATCAGCAGCACCGGTTGCGGCTCGACGGTGTAGGCGATCTTTGAGCGGACCATGATGGTTTCGCGGGTCAGTTCGAAACGCACCCAGCCGCAGGCGGTGGCCTGTTTGATGAACTCGGCGGGGCCGCGGCCATCGGCGGCTAGGCCGTCCGTGACCAGGCTCAGCCCGGAGAGGATTTCCAACCATTCCGCAAACGCCCGCCAGCCACACAATACGGCGGGGTTGAAGGGCAGTTTGATCAGGCTGGCGGCGAGCTTCTGGAACGCTTCTTCTTCGGCAGACATGCCGGAGCCGCGCCCCGTGCGAGAAATCACACTGGATTGAGACAAGATGGTGCCCCCAAGGTAGCAAAACCCGGGTGCTACAGTGTCCTTATGGACGGCGGGCCTGTAATCAGGCCTCTGGCTGTATCCTGCACCCGGCTTGACTTGCCGCAAATACGCGGCAAGGTATTTCCCAGTATAGGTGGGGTTCAGTTTTACTCGGTCCAGGAGGGCTGAAATGGGAGAAGTACGGAGACCCGACACGGTTGTTCGGGTTCGGCGTAACGGCAGCGCCACCAAGTTTGAACTGTTCTCGGCGTTGCAGTTTCCGACCGAGGAATTTGATAACAGCGACGGCGAACCCGTCATCTTGAACCAGCGGGGCCGGTACTACCGGGTACGAATTGACGGGGTCTGGGTGCCCCTCGGTTCAAAGCGGCTGTACACCCAAACGCAATGCCACGAACTGATCAGGGGAGCAATGTTCGAATGAGACTCAACGACTACGTGGCACTGAAACTGACGGGACCCAACTGTGGGATTTTCAAAGCCTGGCGCACCATGGTGTGGGCGGTATGGGCGCTGTTGGTCAAGCCCGAAACCTTCCGGGTGAAGGATGAGGATGAGCCGATCGAGTTAGGCACCGGCGGCGGGCAGTTGTGGCGGTTGCTGCATGGGGTGTTGGAGGTCGTGATGGGCGTGCTCAAGGCGGTGATCGCCGTGCTCGCCACTGCCTTGCTGCTGGTTTACATGGTGCTGACACCCTTGGGCGTGGTGCTGATGCGCCTGACAGCGAAGTTTCTGGCTTGGCGCAACAAGCGCCGCCGCGCCCAGTTGTTGGCCAAGGCGCGTGAGGGGCTGGAGCCGCGTCAGTCGTAGGTTTCGTAACCGATGGTTTCCCGCGACTTGTCGCCGTCAGGCCGGATGCGGTTGGTGTTCGGGTCTTTGAACCACCCTTGCGGTTCTTCATCGACTTCCGGGTCAAACGCCTGCATGGCCGCGACGGCCTCGGCCACCGTTTTGTAGCAGTAGCACGCCTCGAAAGAACAGTGCCTGACATCGACGTACAGGCGCCCGTTGTAGATCATCTTTGCCACCGCCAACCAGCTGCCATCCGGCAGCTGTCGGGCGAACTGGAAGCCCTGATCGAGCACCTGTTCTTCGGTCAGCAATGCGCCCACCCGGGGCGCTTTTTGCTTATTCACAATTCACAACTCACAACTCACAATTCATGTTATGCGGATCAGTGCCCGGTCTGCCCTTCACGGCTGGCTGACATCAGGGCAATGCGCTGCGATGCGTACTGGTCGATTTCGTCCATGATCGCGTCGACCCACTGTTGCGGCGCATCGCCGCCTTCGCGGAACTTTTCCAGCATCATTTTCATCAGCGTCTGACAGATCGCGAACTGCGCCTGCTCGGTTTCACGGATCTGGTCCGCCGAAGCGTTGGGTGGGATGCACCCCATCTTGTAGGCGGCCACGATGTCCGCGATTGTCTTGGCGCTGTCGAGCATCCCACGCATCAGGCCCATGCGGCGCAGAATTTCGGGGTTCTGCGCTGCGCTCTCACGCACGCGGCGTAGCATTTCTTCTTTGTCGTGCAAATCCATGTGGATCATCCTTTTCAGGTGGTTACGCGAGCTGGATGCGGTTCATCGTCCAGCCAAACACGTACTTCTTGTTTTTCGGTCTCGCCTCGGTGCGGCCGAGGTAATACACCGCTTGCTGGCTGTTGATCAGGGCCAGCAGGCAGTGTTCGCCCTGTGACTTGCGCAGCGCCAGAAAGGCGTCCAGGGCGATGAAACTCTGCGGCCCCAGGTCGCCGTCCGGCTCCAGTTGCGGGTAGTTTACCTTACCGTCGCCGTCCGGGTCGTTCAGTGCGTTGAGCGCACGCTGCAGGAAGGTCGCGGCCTGACCTGGTGGCAGGTTAACCTCGATTTCAAACAGCTCGGCGGCCAATGCGCGACTGCGCAGCAGCACCTGGTCGAAGTGCGGCGCGACGAAGTAGTTGCGCAGGTAGATCACCTCGGCGGTGTCCCGCGGCAGATCCTTCATGGCGCCCTTGTAGCCGTGGGCACGGGCGACCGCTTCGGTGATCCCAAAGCGAGTCGCACCCCCGGCGTCATTAGGGTCGATGCGCCCATTTCCGTCCCCCTCGATGCCGATCAGCTCATTGATGATCTTGTCGATTTCCGGTGTGCGGGTGATCAACGCCATCACGCCACCTTCTTCGCGGCGACCACGGCGGTCAGCTGGCTGACACGCTCGGCCAGGCGCGACAGGCGTTGTTCAAAGATGTGTTCGAACTCGCCTTTGCCTTCCTCGCGCAGGGCGGTCAGGGCGTCGGCCATGCTCATCGGGATGATCACCGGGCTGCAACTCTCAGGCAGCTGGGCCTGGTGGGCTTCGGCTTCTTCGGGGTGGGTGTAGACACCAGCAATCACCAACGTGTGGCGTACTTCGTCCAGCCGGCAAAGCACCAGCGCTTCAGGTGTGATTTCGCTCATGGGGAGACCTATGCAGAAAATCAGCTCGGCCGTCTTCGGATGGGTGAAACACTCGCGGCCTTGGGTTTAAGACTAGGTCAGGATCGCGAAAAAATTTTGCGTTGCTTCAAAATCGAGGCAACAGAGGCCTCAAAACCGGGTGTTTTGACCCCCTCGCGAAAGTTTTTTAACTATTTTTTCGCTTGTGCTGGGAACCTTTTCTGACAAGGCTTTGGCGCCAGAAATTGTCCGACAAGACGGGCCTTTTGATGGCACTTTTGTGAATGTCAAGGGGGGTAAAGATGGAGGCTTGGTTGTCTTTACCCCCTAATGCTCCGTATCCTATTGACCATAAACGAAAAAGCCCCCGCTGTTAGGCGAGGGCTCATCGGACTGGCGGGTGTTACAAGCACCTCCAGTCAAGGTCTCGGGGAATTCTGCTTTCGTCGGCGGGATACGAGACCGGGTCTAAAAAGTATACGCGAATATTGTTCGTGTGTTCAACCATGCCCGCCTCAACCCCGTAACCCTTCCATTGCGCGTCTGGATCAAGATGGGGCGTTCGTTCGCCTATTGGGCCGCAGTGCGTAGAACCCCCCACAAGGATCATCGTCTTAGGGGGGTCGGTATAGCCAAGTGTGCGAACCCCGAAATGGGTCGAGAAGGCAATGGCAGGGCGGCGTATTACCCAGACACAGGCGCCGTCGACTGTCCCAAATCCCACACTTGCCGCACGCCGAGACGGGCCGGGGGCGCTTGTAACGCTAAACCCCGAAGGTGCGGAACGCCAGCTGGGAGTGGGAGCAGGTTTTGACCTGAAAATCCCCACTGCGTGGAGTCATGTGGAAGGCCTTTTTTCAAGGGCCGGACGCAGGGGCTCGCACGCCAGTGGGAGCAAAAAAGGGGCCAGCTTCTGGCCGTCCTTTGCGGGTGCTGTAACCCCCACCTTGGGGAACGAGCAGGGGTTTGAACGATTTAATTAATATTACGTTCAGCATCTGTTCAGATTTGTACGAGATATGTAACGTGCTGCGCCTAGTACCAGGAATGCCCACCAAAACAACAAGGAGAAGGACAATGTTGATACTGACCCGCCGCGTTCACGAAACCATCATGGTTGGCGACGACATCCGCATCACCGTGCTCGGTGTCAGCGGCCTGCAAGTGCGCATTGGCATTGCCGCACCCAAGGGCGTCGAAGTGCATCGCGAAGAAATCTACAACCGCATACAGGCGGAAAAAGTCGCGGTGACGGAAGCCGTCGACGACTGAACGGACAGCCACACAACAGGGAGTTTTCACCGTGCAAGAATTCGCCAAACTCTATTGGGCCGAGGACACCGGGCAGGTGCTAGTGACGCTGGATGGTCACTGCGTGCAGCTGCGTTTCGCCATGCCCGGAGCGGTGTCGAGCGTGATCCGGCTGGACTTCGACGACACCGCTGACGGTGATATTCGGGCTCAGCGTCTATTCTCAAAGTTCGACAGCGAAAGCACGTTGGCCGAGGTTCGCGAGTTCATGAACCAGCCTGAACTGCGCGGATTGTTCCCCCAACCGAAGGGAATCACCAATGCCTAACACCCCGAAACAGCTGTACCAGTACCTCGACAAAGACGACACCTACGAACTACTGGGCGACTGCATCGGTGCCGGTACCGACCGTGGCCACGACACCAAAATCTACCGCAACATCCACACCGGCCAGTTGCACAGCCGGTTGCCGGATGACTTCGAAGTCCGCATGAAACGCATCGGCGAGTGGGTCGAGTTCCAGCATGACGACACCGATCTGCTGCGCGAAGCGCTTGAGCTTTTCGAGTACGTCACCTGGCACGACGGGCGCTACCGCCAAGAGTCCAGTTTGAAGTTTCAGACCCCGGCGCAGAAGTTAGTTCGCCGGTTGGCTGAACGTCTCGGGGTCGAAGCGTATCAGTCGATAAAGCCAGAGTAAGGGACTACCAATTGAAAACACTTCGGGCGTTTTTCAAATCTAACCTGTTCCTCGCGGTGGTCGCGATCCAGGTGTTCATCCAAGTGTGGTCGATGGTCGTGGACATGCCGATTCTCGGGATAATCCTCGGCATGTGGCTGTCCTGGAAGCTTGGCTGTTTGGCAGGCTGGGCCGACATCCTGCAACGGCGGATCGACGAAGAACGCTCGGTGGCCAAAGACCTGATCCAGTTGCAGGCGGACTTCGATGATCTGCCCGAGGACGCACGGCTGGCGTTGGCCACGCCGTATTCCAAGGCGGTGGAGTCGATGACGCGGCTGCACCAGTTTCTGGTCGAGCAGCGCAACCAGCCCTACGTCCAACCGAGAATCCGCGACATGCTACCGTCGCCCACTCGTTGGCTGGCCCGTCGCCGTGAGCGTCAGATCATGGCGACGGCCAAGGTCGTGCATCCATGATCGCGATCATCAACACCGGCAAGCGGCACCCGAAGAAGGGGCACCACTACCGCCTGCAAATCAATGACCAGTTGATCACCGAGTTCTGGCACCACCGGGTGGATGGCCTGAGCTAT